ATGAATCTTGCGAAATTCAGCCACATCGATGCCAAGCGTCTGAAGATCGCGCTTGCGCGGCTGATGCCCTACGCGCAAAGCGGCAGCGGCCTGAACGGCGCTGTTGAACTGCGCAAAAGCATGACCAAAACGATTATTGAAACGGGCGAACATTGTTTTCTCCATCGCGGACATTCCTGCATCCGCACCCTCCATATGGGTATTGGCTGCGAATTCCGGTAGAGCAGCCAGCACATGACAGCCATGCATATGATGCATGCCGATCAGCCGGGCCTCTTGTCCGAACCCACTGACCGTTCCATCTTGCCAACGACGATGAACGTGACGATGACAATGGTGGTCGCAATGATCGCGATATGCCAAAGACCAAGGCCGCTCGCCAGCCCCACCGAGGCGGCAAGCCACATGCCGGCGCCGGTCGTAATACCCATGATCTTGCCTTTGGCAAAGATGATAAAACCGGCGGCCAGAAAAGCCACGCCATTGGTAATGGCTTCGATAAGGCGGGAGGGATCCATCCTGATGTTCGGATCATCGAATGCCGGGATATTGACCAGTTCGAGCGATACAAGGGTGAAGGTCGCGGATGCGAGGCAGACCACCATATGCGTTTTAAGCCCGGCAGGCCGCTGACGCCATTCGCGCTCCAGTCCGATAACCGCTCCCAGAATCGTGGCAAGCAGCATTCGCGCCAACACGACAGGCAGGCTTATGACATTATCATGAGTGAATTCGGCCCAGAACTGATCCATGCCGATTAACAAATATCATGGCACATGGTTCCGTCTTTTTCTCACCCCTTTAAATTACTGACCATCGCCAGAGGCGGGTGGGACAGGCTGGGTTGTAGCAGGCGGCAATGTCTCCTCGCTGTTGGACGGATTGTCCGGTGCGATTATCTCTCCATAAACCTCCAGCAGAAACCACACGGCAAATGCCGCGACTATGCTCACCAGCAATATGATGAGAACGGGCCTGCCCTCACGGCCCTGCCTTGCCTCCCTCGGACTGATCTGTTTCATAGATCAAGGCCTCCTGTCTCGATGAACCGCATAACGTCAGGAATAATCGTTCAGCAACGAGATAGTTCCATGCAAGGCGGGATGGGTAAATATGATGGATAAAGCATGTCGCCCGAAAGTGGGAACCGGTTTCGGGATAACGACATGCGTTAAAACAAAAACTGAAAGCGTAAGGAGCGAATCTGAAAGATCGCGACACGCTTTAGCGGCGCATCTGAAAGATGCTTAACCCGATGGCTGCTTTGGGAAAATGGTACGGTCGGTTGGTATCAAACTAACCTCTTAGTCATTGTTTTTATTATATTATTTTAATTGCGCATCCGTAATTGTATCACAGTTTGTTACACAATTAGTTGCACAGGTTGTTGCACGTTAAAGTACGTCAAATTTAGCGTCTTGACGACGGAGTACAATGAGAACAAAATAGGAACATATAAATTAGCAGGAGGAAGCCATGAACGCTCTTGTGCAAAATTACGAAGATGAAATTCAGCAGGTTCTCGCCTACCACGGTGGCGATGTGCACGCGGCCATTGAAGCGCTTTTGAAAGACCGCGACTTTCTGGCGCGTGAAGTTGAACTCGCTCGCCTTGCCGTAACACATGGCCAACGCGCCGACCTTTTTAAGAGGGCTGCGTGATGAAAACGTTCCAAGTCGCTCTTCCTGAAGCTTACGCTTTGAAATGTGCCCGGCGCGAAGTGCATCGCGATGCTGACCGTCTTGGCGCCCGTTTGCCTCATCGCATGGCGCGAAAGTCGGGCGTGGATTTCTGCGTATTCAGCTTCCCAACAGAAAGGCTCATGGGCGCCTTTATGCGACGGCACGGCGGGAAGCCATTCGGCGGCTCTGCATCTGCCGACAAGTGGGAAAAAATCGTCGTGCGATAATGAATGAGCCTGCGCCTGAAAACAGGGCAGGCACCGGTAATAAAATTTCAGACAGGTTTGGAAATGAAGATGTCTGCTTATGAGGAGCACGACAAATGAACGCGCTTGCGCAAAAAGAAGGATACCAGGACGAAATTGATCTGGTACTCGCCTTCCATGACGGTGACGTGCGAGCTGCAATAGAGACCTTGCTGAAAGACCGCGATTTTCTGGTGAAGGAAATCGAATATGCTAGCCTCACAATGTCGATGGGCTTTGCCCGCGGATGGAAGCCGACGGTGTTCGTAAAATGAGCGGCAGGTCACGCGGTGAGCCGCCTAAGACGCTCATCAACAAAGAATATCCGTTTCAAGTCGTGCTTTACCTCACAGATTGGCACCGAACAAACCTCGTTCAGATGTTGAACGACCGGGAGAGATTAGGCGGGTATCGGCTATGGAGAAGTGTGTATCACGATAAGAAAGATTTCAGCTCGGCCATGTTCCAGACCGAGGAAGGCCAGCAAGAATTCATCCGGCTTTATGGCGGCAAGGCACATAACCCGCACGACAAGTCTTCCAAGCCGTGGGAGACGTATTTTGAGAAATGAGAATAAGACCGACCTTCCTGAAGGAAATGCCTGCTTCAGCACGGATAATGGATCTGTTCGGCTGGTACGAGCTTTACGGCTATTGCTGCCGATGCGGCCATATCGGGTCCGTAGACAGAACCATCATTCTGCGAAAGTTCGGTACTCACACCTATTTCGTGGATCTGCACCCTCGAATGCGGTGCAAGGCCTGCACGGCCAAGGGCGATGCTCAATTCGGGATAACAAAGGCACCGAGATAAAATGAGCGGATATAAGAGCGAGAACACCGTCGCAACCAAAGGCGGCAAGCTTTTTGAGCACTACTGTGATTCGAAGGGCTGCAAAGCGTGGGGTTCGTTTGGCTACAAGACGGCCTTTGGACAGCTCTGGTTTTGCCGTGAGCATAAACAGGAAGGCGAAGACGCGCTGGCTGGCAGAAAGAAATAGGCGCCCGTTCACAGGCGCCCGTTGGAATTACCTTCCAGTCTTGCATCCTTTGCCGGTACGGCAGTGACTTTCTGGCTTCGAGCTAGCCATAGCCGACGCTGTAGATGCCCCAGCCAAGAGTAAAGCCATCGCGATAATTGCAAATTTCATAGCACCCTCCAATATTCCCTTCCCCTGCGGAAGGTTGGAGTACATTCAACCAATTCAGGCTTGTAGATTAAATACGCCATCCGCCGTATTTCGCGCTGGCTGGACGAAAACAATAAGCGCACTACATTTCCAGCAACCGGAGGCGCGCATGTGCGGACGATTTACCCAGACCTATACGTGGGCTGAAATCCACGCGATGTACAATCTGACGGCAGTTACGCCTCGGAATATCCAGCCTCGCTACAATATCGCGCCGACCACGCAGGTTGGCGTAATCACGCAGAAAGACGGCGCACTCTACTATTCAGAAATGCGTTGGCGGCTCGTGCCCAACTGGTGGTCGAAGGATTTGAAGAGTGTCCCGGCTACTTTCAACGCACGGTCTGAAGAGATCGCCAGTAAGCCAATGTTTCGCTCCGCCTTCAAAAGCACCCGCTGCCTCATCCCCGCAACGGGCTTCTTCGAATGGTCAGGCCCGAAAGAGGCGCGCCAACCCTGGTTCATCTCTGCTAAGGACGGGAAGCCCCTGACCTTCGCAGGCCTGCATGAGACATGGCGCGACCGAACCACCGGCGAAGAGGTGAAAAGCTGCACGATAATCACCTGTGCCGCTAACGACTTCATGGCAAAAATTCACACCCGAATGCCCGTCATCTTGGACGAGAAGGACTGGCACCTCTGGTTGTCAGAGCCACGTGAAGATTTGCTCAGACCCGCAAATGACGACGTACTGCAAGCGTGGCGCGTGTCGCCCCAGGTTAACAACAGTCGCTACACTGGCGATGACACCATGGAACCTATCAAACCCATGGAATAGCCTTTTCTGCGCCAAGGGCATACTTTTCAGAAACCTTCTGGGCCGTTCCGCATTAACCTATATCACTTGAATCAATGCCCCACGGCTTTTGCTTTGGTTGAGGACTGAAGGGAGGCTAATCATGCCGTTTTTTAGCGAGGGAAGCCGCATTTATACAATCGAGGAAGTGAACTTTATGCGACGGATTTATTCCGATGCTGTTGTCCTGCTCGATGAAAGCGAAAGAGAGTATGTGGGGATAGATCTCTCTGGCACAATTATCATGCTTTATGAGAGCGGGCTTCGAGACCTCGGCTACATGTCAGAATTGGCCGCCAAATTGACACACCAGAAATATCAATTCCGGCATCCAGAAGATCATTTTCCCGCCGCAAACTCCAATATGGAATCAGCCGATTATGATTAACATCATGGACACTTTGCGGAATTCGTTGAAGAACGAGACACGAAAGTCGAAGTAAGCAGTTCGGACAGTGCCCACCGACCCGACTAAGTATTTTTAGAATAAATAAAATTCATACTGAATGAAACTTTTTAAGAGCTGCCGAGTTCTCATCTCCAGAGCACAATCCATCGATCACTAAAATCCCGACCTTCGGGCATTTTTTTATCTATGCAAAGGAGACAATCAACATGAACTCTATCATCTATTTAGTAGGACTAGTTGTCATCGTGTTGTTCATTCTCTCTTTTCTGGGGTTACGTTGATGGTAGATCCAACTGTCGTAGAAAAGACGTCTGATCGCGGCTATGTAGACTGGGCGGCAATCTTTGCTGGCGCTACAGTGGCATCAGGTGTGATGGCCGTCCTGACCACATTCGCCGGCGGCCTTGGCTTAAGCTCATTTTCCGTCGATGAAGGCGGGGATATAAGTACGGTATGGCTCGTTATTACGGCGCTCTTTATCGTCATATCGACGGTCGCCTCTTATATGCTCGGCGGATATATCACCGGAAGAATGCGCCGCCCCGCTGGAACCACAACTCGTGACGAACTAACCGTTCGGGACGGCCTGAACGGCTTGGTTGTATGGGGTTTGGGAACGATCGTTTCCACGCTACTACTCGTCAGCGCTATTTCAGGTGGTGCAAAAGCGGTTGGAAGCGCGGCTGAGACAGCAGTACAAACCGCTGGTACAGTTGTTGGCAGCGCCGCTCAGGGCGCCGGTCAGTTAGCGGGCGGCATCGTTTCAGGTGCAGGGCAAGCTGTCTCGGGGCTTGCGCAAGGCGCAGGGCAAGCGGCCGCTCCATCCGTAGAGCAGATGTTGCCGCAAGGACTGAAAACCAACCCATTAGACTATCTTACAGATAGCCTGCTGCGCACAGACGCCCAAGGAAGCTCTGTGGCCGGTCAGGAAGCACAGAACTTGGCGGATTTCCAACGTCAGATAAGCGGCATTCTGGGAAACCTTCTTAGTACTGGCGAAATTTCTGACGCTGACCGCGCTTGGCTCACAAACCAAGTCGCCACGCGGACGGGACTTAGTCAAAATGACGCCCAGACGCGAGTGAACCAGACCGTTGAGCGCGTTCAGGCCCTGCGCTCCGAAGCTCAGGCGAAAGTGGAAGAAGCGAAGAAGGCACTCGCCGACGCTCAAGCACAGGCCGAGAAAGCTGCTGAAGAAGTAAAGGCTCAAGCGGCTGAAACTGCTGAAAAGGCCAGAATAACTGGCATTCTCACTGCATTCCTGCTTGCAGCATCTGCTCTCGTTGCCGCTGTGGCAGCCTACATCGGAGCCATACACGGAGGCCGTCATCGTGACGAAGGCAGAATTTGGGGTGGCTTATCTTACCACAGATAACCAATCCGCTTAGGCGAAAAGGGCTCTGGAGGAATCCGGGGCCCTTTTGATTTTTTTCCTAGACGGACAACCTCTTTGGCCGCCGGCCATCGAGCCGCCGAAGAAGGCGGCCTACATCCCTGAAAGGCAGAAAGTTTGAAGCCTGACTTCATGTCAGGCTTTACTTTTTTGACCAGATGGGTAAATTTTTGTCGCCCTTGGGAGAGAGGGCTCAGTAGCCTTACCCCGCGCGGTTTTCGCTGCGGGGTTCTTTTTGATACGAATTAAACTTCCGCTAATGAATCAATTGTAGGGCCGTTGGTCCAAAGTACGGTTTGCCCTTAAGTGACCTTAATTGTCCGCTTGCTATTCGCGTGCAGTCCGTCCACCATAGGTTGTCAGCTTTTGATTGAATACGGGCTCAGCTGACGCGGGCTGAACTGCCCTTGCCCGCAATTTGAAAGGAGGACGCTATGTCTTCCAACATCCATAATATTGATTTTCACTCAAACCATCGCATACTGAAGCAGATGATTATGAAAGCCGGTTATCTAACAGCCAGGATGAAGCCACTGCCGGGTCCTCATTACAATGACTCGGTATTGATTTTAAATAGCTTTATGGCTGAGGTCATGGGCGACATTCAAGCGAATGCAGGCCCCCACACTGATGGCTCATTCTCTTACGGCACAGCTTAACAATCATCATTTGAGGGAGCCCGCACCGGGCCTCTCAAGTAACTCGTTATTTCTATATGAAGACAACAGAAATAGTAATAGATTTAAGTTTTTCTCTCTATGAAAGAGATCGTGAGATATTAATAATTTGACAAAATTTATTTAAGCTGATAGAAGCTAGAAATCGAGATTTTCTTGCTGAGATTTGCTCCCTGCGCGATTAGCACTGCGCGCCGAACGAAAACTCCCTTTAAAAAATCGTTTCATCTCTGCGTTTAATTCAAACGCGGATATCAATATTGCTATGAAAGGGGTTCATATGAGCACCGGCACAGTTAAATGGTTTAACGCAGCAAAAGGCTTTGGTTTCATTCAGCCTGAAAACGGCGGTTTGGATGCGTTTGTTCACATCTCCGCTGTTGAGCGAGCAGGTATGCATACGCTCAGTGAAGGTCAGAAGCTGACATATGATCTTGAACAGGATCGCAAGTCTGGAAAAATGTCCGTTTGTAATTTGCAGGCGGCTTGAATGAAGTTTCTTCTTTCTAGTGACCACGGATGTACTGGCACAATCGGAAGAAGTTGACTTTTGGGGTCGGGCAATAGCCCGACCTTTTTTATTGCCCGGCAAGGGAGCCAACACGAAAGAGAGATTAGAATGAATAACCATGAAGTGAATATCGGAATTACCATTCCGAACAGTAACTTTAGCGTGGTGAAAAATGCTGTTGCTACGCAGCGCGATATTGAAGACGCGCACAAACAGATGTCATCCCCCTCAGAAGATTGGACAAAACTTTCCAATATACTTAGGCGGTCGTGCGGAGGCTCATCGCGAAAACGTTCTTTTCGTAGATAAGAACCCAAGGGAGCCGCGTTACTGGCTACGTTTTTCTTCTCGTTTCCAATGCCTTCAGCCTCTCAGCGAAATAAATAATCTTATTCAGATCGTACATTCGGCTGGCCGCGTCTTTCTCACCGAACCTATAGCAAGCCTTGAAGATGTTGCCGAGCGCGAAGGACATGCCTTTGTGCTCGATCAGGTCGTTTAGCTCGGTCGCATGGGGAGGCAGCTCGTAATAGCTCGTGCTGCCGCCGTCGGAGGTGACTGATTTAAACTTGAGGTCGGCATAAATGGGCGCTGTTCTGTCGACGACGAAACTCATACCTCTTCCCTCACCTTCCGCTTCGGCTCTTCAAACTTCTCAGTTACTGGCCCGCCGGCAAGCAGACCGCGCAGCGACGACAGCTTATCGCGAACAAGCGGCCTAAACCGACGTGCGGCGAACGGCGGGTTCTTGTACCCGAATTGCGGGCACTCACCGCGATCGATACCCACAAGGCGCACACCGATGTAATTGCCATGAATGTAATGGTCGAACGGGCCGATCCACGAAACGGTGTAAATCGCGCCTTCCTCTACCTCGACCGTCTGTTCGAAGCCTGCGGCGCCATCGATGCAGACGACTTGCTGGCCTACGTGGAAAGTCATGCGTTTTCTCCTGCAAGGATGGCGACATAGATCATTGCGCCGGCAGATCGTTGATTGCTGTTGTACTCGTCGCTTCGGAAATACTGGATGGCCACATCTGCGCAGCGTTGGCGCTCTGCGAGGATGGCCTTCATAACAATCTCGGAAGTAGTCCAGCCAAGGTGCGTATCACATATCTCGATGGCGGTATTTTCTATATCTGCGGGTATCGTCAAGCCGCTACCCTCCATCCTTCTAGCCGCCGATACTCGACCGGCACTCCATAGCTACGCGCTCGCGCCGTTCCTTCCGCCATGCCGCGGCTCATCCCGAAATCTTCATAAACAACGCATTTCTCAGCCACCCGATACCACGCGAGGCCAGCCTCGATGCCGAGTTCACGTTCATCGGGCCGCATATCATCCAGCACTTGCGTATGCAGTAGATGGCTCGCAATCGGCGCCTCGCCCCGACGCAAGCAGTCCAGAAGACAAGCGCGGGCATATTCGGTGTTGCGAGCGACGTTACCGCCGTACGGGGATTCTAGGATAACGAGTGGCTTGCGGCTGTCGTGATAAGGTTTTGGTAGGCAACTTATAACTGTCCCACCTGCCCTCATCTGTCGTCCTTCAATTGCCGCTCTCGCGACCCGGTCTTCTGCTTCTTCAAGCATATTCTCTCCTCGTGTTTTGTGGTGTGGTGGTTGGTTAGGGGGTGGGAGTTAGGCGGTGGCCTGCATCGACTTGTTATCATTGGCGGCCAGCCAAGCCTGTGCACGCTTCACCCTGCCGCCGGCAAGGCTGTATATATACGATGAGGGGATGCCCATATCACGAGCGACCCGCGACGGGCGCTCTCCGTTTTGCAGCCGTCGCATCACGGTATCTATCAATATATCGGAATATTTTGCACAATGATGGGCCTCACCTGTCGGTACGTGAAGTGTATATGAAGTCCCGTGCGCGATTGCGTCCGCAACATTTTCCTTCCGGGTGCCCCAATACATATGGGATGGATTTACGCACCCTAGATGCCCATTGCCACAAGAGTGGCAGCATTCGTGCTTTGGGGTTGGCTTATCGCCCTTGGCTGCTATTAAAACAGCAACGTCCGCATTAATTGATTTTCCAGCGACCCTAACCCTGCCTCGACCTTCGGCGTTTTTTCCAAATGGCCATGCAATGCACTCGTCAACATCTTGAAGCAGAGCAGTATCGCGCACAAATTTATTCGCCGCACCATAATCGATACCGCCGCCGAGCGGGTCGCCATGACGCAACAGCCTAGCATAATGCTTCCTGCAATAACCTTGCCCGCCTGTTCGGCCTACAGGGTTTTCACAACCGTCAACCGCGCAAACGCTGATTTTCCTCACGCCGCCTCCTCTGCGTTTCGTTATCATTCGTGGCCATAGGCCCATCATCAATCATCGCCACCCGCACCCGAGAAATCTCGCCGTAGCGCGCATGGTATGTGATCGTCTGCAAGGACCGCCCGGACAGGAAGCCCGCGCCGTAATGCCACGCGTCTTGCGGAATCGGTGCTTGGTGCGATTCGCAGATTACGCCGCCGCCTTCCGTCGCGAACTTCGACTGGTGATGGATATGAAAGCCATGGCAATAGCGGAACTTCGTCGCGCCCCACATCTCGGCCCGCCGGTGCGCCATAATTTGTGGCATGTTCTGAAGTTTGACGGTGTGTCCGTGCGTGGCTGCTAGCATCACATCGCCGTGCTGATGATAGAAGAACAGCGACGGATCGACGTCAACTGTGACGCGCGACTCATTGCGATACCAGGCAAGCAGGAAATAAGCCACGGCAACGGCGGTGTGCTCGTCATGATTGCCCGGCAGAACGCGCACAATCACATGCTGGTTGCGCCGTAGCGCCGCGTCGATGGTGCGGACTTTCAGGCGGCATGCAACCTCGATGCCTTTTGGGTAGCGCCCATCGACGTCCAGCACATTGCCCGACCGTGCCGTGCGGTTCTCGCTGTTGTCGGAATGAGTCAAGTCACCGCCACCAAGTACAATAGCGACGCCCGCCGAAGGGCTGCGCGCTATAGCGTCATCAATGCCTCTCCCGATAACCCGCTCTGCGGTTTCTAGATCCCAATTCGTGCCAGTCTCACGCCCCCACGTCAGCAAATTGATGTGCCAATCATTGCAGGGTATCAACGTCAGAAGGTCCATATCGGAAACGGCTGGCGCAGGCTGCAGCACGGCGAAGGGTTCATAATCGGCAAAGGCGGCCTTTAGTGTTTCTGCAATGTCGGCGGCAGTAGGCTCAACAGCCGTCTTCTGCCATTGCTGGATGACCCGACCTTCCGCGTCAATCAGCGCCGACACACCGCGCACGGCGTGGCCTTCCGGCACCTGCCACTTGTCGCCAGCCTCTTTCGTCTGCCGCACATACGTGCCGTTCGGCGTTTCGGTCAGGCTTTTGATAGAGTATCCGGGCAGGGTCTTTGACGGACCCAACAGCCCAATTTCTGCCGCGCGCTTTACGCTTTCGCCCATGGCGGACTTGCCGATACCAAGCGCAGCGGCAGCCTTAACCAGCGTACCGTGCTCGCGATAAGCCTCGGCGCGGCGCATGAGTTCTTCGTGTGGAAGCATTTAGTGTCCTCTTGCCGCAAGCATGGCGTCGGCGAGTGCGTAGCATTTACTGGCTAGATCGGGGCCATGGTCCGTAACCGGCCAACCGGCCAGCGCCTGCCCTGCGAAATAGTCGCGGAGGGACATGCCGTGAACAGGCGCGCTCGGTTGCGCGCAGTCATGAATGTGATTAACGTCTGGGAACATGACGGCGTTGCGCGTGCTCATGCCTCACCCCGCGCTTTTGCTAGGGCTTTATCAGCCATGCTCAGCCAGCAATCGAAACCTGCTTGCTCTTCGAGTCCGGCAAGGCGGCAATCAACTGATAGGCGATACAACGCCTCATACAGATCAGGCGCGGCAGCAAAAAGTTGAGCGTAGTCGGGCCGGCACCGGCACCACTCGCTCGTCCCCATAACTTCATTGCCCTTGCAGTCGGCAATCACCGCAGCATCAACAGCGTCAACGCCAGCCTGCGTTACATGCCACGGTGTGTTCTGGAATGCAGGCGCACCCGCGCCCTGTCTGTCATTGGACATACAGTCTCCTCGTGTTTGGTTGGTGGCCGACTCGCGGCGCGGATTGGTGGTCCGTACAAAGGATGGAAAGAGACTCAGAGCCGACTGTCAAGTGCTGGTTGTTAATCAACTGAAATTATCGATTGATTTAATCATGCCCTTTTATGATACTCGGCTATCAAATGGGCGGGCATGCTTATGTTTCATGGAATGAACCAAATTGGCAAAGTAAAAACGTCGCAAAGTGTACTCACGCCGTTCTTTTGGATTTTTAGTGCGTCTCTCACTAGTGCATGCTTTTTATTTTGGTCGGGCAATCAACTGCCTGCATATATTTTGCTCGGTATTGGTGCCCTTATTATCCTGATGTTCGGCTACGTTTATCTGCATTTTATGAAGAGAGACCCGTCCCGATTGCACTCTGAAACTCATATACAGCAAATGTATATGATAGGCACGATTGGAGATCCATTAAGCCAGTCCATGTCAGTTATTAATACTGATGTGAGTTCTAACCCGCAGTTGGAGAATCAGCATGACACTTGATTTGAAAAACGGGGTGAAAACATATTCTATTTACGGGGATTATTCCCATGTCAATATAGCTGCCTTCAGCCAGTATATTATGGATAGTGTTGATTTCCTCACATACTGGAACAACCTTCCATTGCTCTTTATTGTGAAAACAAAACTTTCAGTTAGCGAGGTTGCAATCAAATGCGCTCCGTTTTTTTCGAATGCACATTATCTGGTGGCTGAAATTAACCCATTAGGTGTGAACGGCAGATTGCCGACACATGCTTGGAACTGGTTTGCATCGCCAGCGCCGGCGCAAAAAACTCCCGCGCCCGCGTATGATCTTGCCGCATTATTATCTATCGACCCACCAAAAAAGTAGCTGACGCCTAACTCCTCAATCGACCCGTCTTTTGCTCAAACGCCCGATCCAAGCGCTCGTGCAGGCCATCAATGCGGCTCCCTACGCCTTCAATCGCCCGCAGCAACTGGGCCGTCTGCTCCTGCATACCTTGCTTTGTGGCAAAGGTTTCAGCCGCATGAACCTTGTGCGCAGCCAAGTCGTGCTGCGCTTTCTCGCCCTTCTTGCCAGCGGCGTCGATCAGGCCCCACATGCGCCAGAACGCGGTTGCGATAGCACCGAAGATCGCCAGCGCGATTCCTACTTCAATTGTCATACTTTATCCTAACGCGCCGCCCTTCGCGGTCGCTTCGCGCTGCGCTAACGTGCCAATAAGTCGCAAACAGCCCGCCCCGGTACGACGTAGCCTATCCCGACGATCGAGCGCCCCATGCCTGCTGGCGCAAGCATCACGCCGACTGTTATGCCGACAACTTCGCCTTGATCATTAAATACAGGCCCGCCCGATTGCCCCGGCACGGTGGCAATGTCGGTGACAATCACGCTATGCCATGGGCCTGCCGTGCGCTCTGCACCGGCCACCCTGCCCCAGACCGTTATGAAATCCATATTGGAAGGATTGCCCTTGGCGTGAATGTGCGTACCTACATCGGGCACGACGCAAGCCAGTTTCGCGGCAGCTATACCGCTGGCGCTAGCCTTGACCAAAGCAATATCATAGGCGCGGTTCGTCCAAAGCACGTCGCCTAGCACCTCACGCCCATCCGTGAAGACTAATGGCGCGGTTTCGTTTTTATCGACCACATGGGCCGCCGTGAGGAAATAGCCATCGCCGATATGCACCGCCGAACCGTGGCTGTTGTCATAAACAATCTTTGCAACGGATTCGGCTCGCGACGCTGTCGTGGCGGGCGACAAGACAGTAAACGCAGCCAGCATAGCGACAGCGAATGCCGCGGCAATCCAGAAAGCACGCATGACGCCCTCCTACCCTATGATGTTATTCGCAAGCACGCCTGCCCACAGGCAGGCTAACCACAGGCAGGTCAGCCACAGCTTGGCGGCAATCATGGCCGCACCCCGCACAGCTTTTCCAGTTTCGTGTTCTCTGCCAGGATCTGGCGCTTGGTGCCGTCTGTCAGGCTGTCCTCGACACTTGGACGGACGGGCCGCGCTACGTCGCAGTAGTTACCGGCTGTCACGCATCCACCGAGACAGAGCAGCGTCAACATCAGCGCCGCCAAGCTTGCTGGTTTCATCTTCGATCTTCCTTGCTTTGTTGGCAGCCTTCAGCCGGTCGGCGGTGGCGCTTGCGGCGTTGTCCGCCCTGCCTTTGAGGTAGGCGCCGAAGAGGATGGCCAATGCCGCAGCGATAGCCACGGCCCAGCCTGTGATCTTGGAGCGGAGGGTTAAGAGCCAGGTCATCGGACCATCTCCGTGAACCGTTTGGCTACGGCGTACGCCTCGCCGTACGTGTGCCAGAATGCACGCCCACCCTCGCCGACAGTTGCTCCGTCAACGGTCGGATAGTATGGCCCGTCGGGCGTTGTGTCGCCAAAGGGCAACTTTTTCACCTTTATGCGGTTCATGTCGGCACTCCTGTCAAAATCAGCATGCGCTGCTGCCCTGTGAGCGGCAGCAGGTAGCCGTCCCTTGTGGCGGTTGCGTCGCAGACTGTGAGTTTGGCATTGCCCCACTGCTGCGAGCCGTTATCGATCCGCACCGTGGCTGTTCCCGCGTCGCTGTCATATTCAATGGCAATCCTTGTGAGGCTCACGCCGCCACCCTCTTCAGTTCAAGCCTGCCGCTTTTCCAGAGCCAGAACCCTGCGCCTGCTGCGACTAGCAGGAGCGCGACCGTCGCAAACGCCCAAGGGTTGGAAACCGCACCGATAAGGCCCGTCACAAGCGTGCCGCCCGTGCCTGCGACGATGGTCTGCACCGTCTTGTCCTGCAACAGCGGCACATCGTCAGGTTTGGCATCCTCAGCGGCGGCAGGCTTCATTTCGCGAGCAGCCACAAGGCTGTCGAGGAAGTTGCGGTAGTAACCGGCGATGAGGCTGGCCTTGTCGCTGCCGTTGACGATAGCGCGGGCGCCCACTGGGTCAGAGTTACCGGCGCCGAAATAGTCAGCCAGCCGCTTGCCCGTGAACTTGCCGTTGATCATCCCGTCAAACAGGATGCGCACTGCGGTGCTGTCCTCAAGCGCCTTTTCGGGCGCGTCGCCGAGACCGTATTTCTTGTAGTTGTCTCGCCCGGTGATCTGCACCAACCCGCGACCACGGAACCGCCAGCCATCATTGGCGCCGATGTTGCCCATCCTTCCGCCATACACCTTGTTCGCCAAGGCCTGCGGATTGCGAACGTAAGGCTGGGCGGCAGCAACGGTGCTAAACCGCGACGGCCACGTCTTTTTAATCTGCGCCGCCGTGGTGTAGTTCATGTTTTCACGCAGTGGCTGCATCTTGCCGCCAGTCTCATGAAATGCCGTGGCCAGCACGTAAGCAGTGTATTCGTCGGGCAGGCGTCGTTTGGCGGCTTCGGCCAGAATGGCCTCCGTGCCTTCGACCTGCGCTTGGCTTAAACGCCCACCAAAAGGCGCGCGCCTCGCATACGCGAAGAACGTTGTTTTGTTCATTGGGATGTCCTGAATTTTTAGGAAAGGCTATTGAAACCGCCGACGCGATCATTAAATTTAAGCCGTCATTCCAACTTTTCGTTCGATCAAATGGAGGTTTCGATGAGCGACCGTTTGTTTGACAGTCCTGTTTTCGTTAAGGACGGCGAATTTCTGATCAGGGAAATTGCAGGCCCGATGGACGCAATTGATTTTCTTTATGAATGGCCAAAGGATGATCGCGACATCATATATGAAGTGGCATGGAGCGCCTGTTGTGACGCTCACAGCGGGCAGAAACCGCTAATCGTGGCGCAAAAAGCCTTTGAAGGCTTCGCTCGCAAACGCAACATTCTCGAAAAACCCGAAGCCGCCATGCCGTGGATGACATCACTGGACAATGGCGGTGGCCGCATCCCGGTGTGACGGAATGCCAATGAATTGGTATACTCTGATTTAATCCCCCAACCCTCGTCGCATTGGCCTGTGTCATACCTGTGGTTTTCTGTGGCGCCAGACTGCGGCAATAGCTTTTTAACCCCGGCCCGTCCGGGGTTTTCTATGACCAAACCACCCCATCCAGCGTGACGGATAAACCGCTCCTGCTGGCACGGTTTTACCCATGGTTTGTATCCTCGTTTAATATATCGTTATGGGCGGCAGGGTTCTTATAGCCAGACAACCAGCCTATGGTCATGATGCGCACCGGCCCCCAAGCCCCCCCGCTTATCGGTGCGCAACCCCGGCGGGACCTCCCAGCCGGGGTTATTTTTTGATAAGAAAAACCGCCTCAAAGGGCGGTGCGATCAGTCAGATTGTGGCAAGGATTATTCTACCGGCCATTCAAATTCCGGCAATTCCGCCAGAAACGCTTCCACGCTCGGCTGCTCGCGCTCGCCGCTCTGCACCTTATCCAGTTCGGCCAGCGCATAGGCCCAAACGGCATCACGCCATGCGACGAAGGCCACTGCCTCTGCCGCCCATTGCGGAATCGTTGAATTGATATAACTGGCAAGCGTTGCGCCGCTGTCGTATTGCTTTTCCTGTGCCTTGGCGTCGATTAGAGACTGGATGGCAGCACGGTATGAGTTGACTGCAACAGCAATTGCATCCGCATGCTTTGCCTCCGGTGTGATCATAAGCGATTTATTGAGCGGCATCGTCAATCTCCACTGTGCGACCTTCTGGCAAGGCGATAACACCGTCACCTGTGACTGTGATCGGATCGGGAAACGTGACCGCTGTTGGCGCATCTGGATTGCTGTAAGGCAACATAACAGTGATGTGGATCACGCCATCAAGACGCTTTATGCCACCGACTACAAATTCATTGTCGATTGCTTCGCGTGGGTATTCCCCACCTTCTGGAAGATCAGAGAAATCAAGCGGATCTCCATTGATCGTGAGAGTGTCTCCGCTTTTTGAGATGACCAAGTCGGCGTCACATCTGATTGGTGAAAAAGAGATAATCATTAGAACCACCTTCCAATTGCAGTCATAGAAAATGCAGCGGACGTTCCGGTGTCGGTTATTGCTGGAGCAACCAAGGCAAATCCATTGTTACCTGGGTAACGTGCCTCCGCTATCCCCGCATAGCCGGGGTCTGGAGGGTTGGATGTTAGCTGTATCGAAGGTGGCGCAGAAAATGCATGCGCGAATAAAAATGGCGGCCCAGATGTTTTCCATCCGCTACCAGCGTAACTGACCATTCTGGTACATATCAACGTTCCATTAGTCCATTTTACATACTGACCGTTAGCGTTAGACCCACTCTCAACAATCGCGCCGGTCGGTATGCCGCCAGATTGCGACACTGTACCAACAATAGGGCGGCTCGCAACCGCACCAGTTCCAGTCATCACGGGGATATTGCCGTTTGTTCCAGTCAATCCTAATAGGGCCGCGCCAAGAGCCGTAATATCCCCCTGAGACACATCGCCATTTGCGTCCGTGCGTAAGAATTTATTGACAGCCAGCGCGATTGTCTTCAACGCACCGTTGGCATCAGTCTGCAATATCTGCCTTGCAGCCAGTGCCAGCCCCGCCAGATCGGTCAGATTGTCAACATCTGTCAGCCCCGCCAACTCGCCAAGATTGCCATTCGGGTCTTGGATGCCGAGGTCACCCTCGTCAATCAAGTCCATGGTTCCGGGACCTGTAAAGATAGGCAGCTTGCCATTCTCCCCCACAAGACCAGCCAAAGCATCAACATTGCCTCCCGACAATAGGTACGCAGCAGCTTTATAAGCGGCTTGAAACCTGCTGCCGTCTGGCTGGAAGCGAATACGTAGGGGCATATTGGTGCCAGCAGCCCCGGCAGGACATGGCAGCATCAATGTGCCGCTGTCTTGGCCGGTTATACTGGAAATGACCAACACCGCCCCGGAAGGCGTAATTATGGCATCGCCGGGTTCTATTGCTGCGGTTTCCAGCAACGCCCCGGTTGTCGTAAAGTTGGCACTGCTCGCGGTCAGCGTAATAGTGCCAATGTTCCAATCAGGTCTGATCGCCATTATTTGCGCCCCTGTTTGCTTGTGGGTAGTTGATCGCCCAAAGGCTTGCCCTCCAACGCAGCAGCTTGCATGGCTTCTATTTGCTTCCGCAAAGCCATGTTTTCGTTGGCTAGGATAAGATTTCGGTTTTTGTAAAACTCCGCCAAAATATACGTCTCATTCAGAGCCGCCAGCGGTTCTACCTGCACCTGATGCTTAGTATCTTCAGCCATAGATTTACCTCCCCGCGCTCTTCACGCGGATTGCATTGGATTGAGATTGTAAGAGCAATCAGCGGTTCCAGACGAGCGCGCGTAGCAGCCAAGAGCCGCCATTGTAATTAAATGACAATCCCGTCGTACGTATCACCTGAACTGCGTATGTATTATTGCCTTGGACGGCAGTTGGGTCGATAAACAATCCGTTATTCGTCACTGTGAAGCTCAGGTTGCCTGTCCCACTCACACCGTTCTCGGTGACCTGAAAAACATGACCAGTTGTCAGATTGATCATCCTTAATTGAGCTATGAAAGTTGTCCCTCCGCCGCCGCCTGCCGCACCTGTGAAGCCACAGCTTGATCTAACCTCGATGAATGCTGTCCCAGCCTGCGGATTGCTCGTGACAAGCGATCCGACTGTGGTCCATACATTAGGTGTGGCACCAGATGGAAAGGCACCGCTGTTAGGATAAACCTGCGTCACGTTATGGAAATCGATATTGCTAGTCTTGACCTGCAAATCTCCGATCTTGGCGCTGGTTATTGCAGCGTTTTCTATTTGCGCTGTGGTGATCTGGACATCAACAATTCTGGCCCAATTGACATAAAGCTGGTTTGCATAAATAGCCCCATTCTGCACCAGAAACGGCAGGTAGAACTCGTCCCTGTCGTTCGGGTTCATCACCACAAACTGGTTTGCAACAATCGCAGCCCGACTTTGCCCGGATGATGTCGCGCTTAATAGGATCGCCGCAGTCTGCGTTGCGCCCGTTGCGGTTGCCGACACACCAATGCCAATTGTCGAAAGCGCACCCGTCTGCGTTGCTACCTGCTCCGAACGGAAATAACCCCCAGCGGTTACACCATCCACCGTCGCCGTCAATGAAGTGATGCGCGATGCTGTGGCTTGCAGTCCCGTGTCGGGGTCATTTACCTCAACCAGCACAACGTCGATTGCTTCTGCGGTTGCCCGAAGCCCCGTTACGGGATCGTCAACAGTTGCCTCAAGGCTTTCCACCCTGCCGACAAGTGCCGATCCGGGGCCTACCCATGCAACGATTTCTCGCATGTAGTCTGCCGTCAGACCTTCACTGCTGGCTGTTACTGTCTCATAGAGCCGATTGACCTCAAAGGTAATAGCACTATCTAGTTCCGTACCAACCTTGCCGAGACGGTCCATCTCTTCTTGCGCGGCACGCTGCGCATTGAACAGCCAACCCATACCTTGCTTAATGTCGGCGGTAAGTTCGTCAACATCGATTGGGTAGATGTCTTTCAGGCCCAGCCGTATGTTGAATGTCGTTACGGGTAGCCAGCCGGACCATAATGTCGGACGTGAGCTGCCGGGGATATACTTCCCCCGAACCACATAATCCGTTAGCGCAACAATTCCCTGAGAAATTAGGGTCGAGCCGACTTCCGGCCTGTCTGTTCTCCCACGATAGATGACCTCCAGCGTTGCTGCCAGTGCGACCTCAAACTGCACACCGACAACATCCACCTGATCGCCGTCCCACACCAGCCGGATAGCGGGCCTGCGCGCATCCCCATCGTTGTCGTAAACCGCATCTGGTTCAGCGTACCAATCCACAATCGGCTGCGGCGTAGGATATATTGTTCCTATTGGTGCAAACACCGGCGGCGTGTAGTCAGTCGATTGGTTCCAATCGTAATCGGACGGGTCGACTTCGGTTAGGTCTACTACCACGTCGAGATTTGCCCGATCTCCGACGCCATCAACACGCATGAGCTTGTTGACATAGCCGTTACGCGCGGAAGTCCACGAGATGACATCCCCAGGCTCCAGCGTCCAGTATGCGGGCGGCAAAACAAACGTATGACGCCGCGCGCGACGAGCCTCATTCAAAGCCGCTTTCATCAAGCGTTGCACCTGCCCCGGCCTATAGACATAATCCATCGGTATCGCGGTCAGCAGGCGGCGATTTCCGTCTTCAGCCTCAAATGTGCTATTGTAAAGCGGCGGTGCTGCCTTGGTATTCCAGCCTTCTTTCGGTTCTGGATAGGTCGCGGTGATACCGTTGACCGTCTCTGACAGACCGAAAAATGGTGTGAAAGACTGCTCTTCGGTCGAGATGATTACTTCATCATTGATTGACCCGACTGGCGGGTCAGGTTCGCCCACACGAATTTTGTATGTGCCCGCGCTTTCGACAAGCCGGGCATTGCCGCCGGTTAGGAGCGTATCGACCACATCGCCAATCGTATCATCAACGGTGATTTCGCCGCCAGTGACAAATTGCGGCTCCAATCCGTCCGGCCCTTGCACCTGCTGGCGACACTTATTGATCTGTGCAATCCAGTCAGCGGTTGGCAGGCGAGGCGTGGTAATAGATTGAATGCCATAGAGCCACGTTGATTGAACATTGATACCAAGCAGCAGATTGTAGACCTGTACGGCTAGTAGGTCGTCGCCATCGCCGCCCCATGTCGCCGGGTCAGACAGGCGATGCGTACCGATGCCGCCTGCCGTGCTGTCTTTCGATACGTCATAAAGCTTACGACCCTGCACCTCGAACCTGAAGGACGGGAAGCCGGTGAAAAGCTCGGCCTGATACTGCGAAGTAACGATTGCATAAGCCACGCCTTTGCCGATACGGCGATTGCTATATGGCCTTTGCGCACTGGAAACCGTACCGACAAGGAATGGATCAGGGGCAGTCTGTGTGCCGTCATACCACCTGATCCACATATTGTTGCCAGAGCTGCCATAGCGATATTCGGGGATGGCATAGCCCATCGGCTCTTCGTCGTTCATGTCGACGGTTACGGGTTCGCCATTCACCCAAAGGCCGGTAATGTCCCTGATGGGGTGGTCCGCAAGCGCAATCACCTGCGTGAAATAAGCGTTCGGCGTTTTGCCGGATTTGCCCCATGCATTGGCGTAAACGAGCGATCCTGCCGTACATGTGCGTCCGAGCACAATGGACCGCGCGACGTCGCCACCGGCTTGCAGCCTGCCATTGATGCCGCCCGATTCTTGCGTCTTGTTGCCTGCCAGAGCGCGCGCTGCAAGCGACAGGCCGATGCCAACGGCGGCTTTGAGGATAGCGCCACCGATAGCGCCCGACAAAAAGGTAGACGACAGCAAGCCGCCGATTGCAGCGGTTATACCAAATACAGCCATTTATACCTCGGAGATAGGCGAGCTAAAGCCGCTTTAGAAAATGCCGCTCTTGGGCGGTGTAGCCGTGGCGCTCGTAAAGGCGCATCGTGACAGGATCGGCACCAAGGCCGACCATATTGACGGCATGACAGCCCTTGGACCTCGCCCACGCCTCGTATTCGGCAAGCATTTTGACCGCGCCACGACCGCGATAGGCAGGCTCAACCCACCAGACGAGTTCCTGCGCACAGCGTTCGATTGAAAAGAAGTGCGGCTGGATGATTGCTGCGAAAACACCGCGCAGCTTGCCTTCAAGCTCAAGCACCAAGGCGAGAGCGTCATCATCGCCCATCACGCGGTCTATGGTTGCCATCGCCATGGCCGGGCTGAAGCCCAGCCCAACCCCACTTTCGGCATGGAAACGCTTGACCATGGATAGGATCGCCATGCGGTCGCTTTGCGCTGCCCGCCGTATCACTGATTGGCCGCCTTGATTGACGTCGCTATGCGCTTGAGCATCGCGCCGCTTGTGCTGACCTTGCCATTTATGCGGCCCCAGAAGTGCTCCCAATCGCCAACCGTCGATGCATCGATAAAAAAATCATCATTCGGATCACGCAGCTTCTGATCTTCATGCGATCTTGTCGCCGGGTTATAGCGCGTGAATTCATGGCTATGGCTGGCGCATGTCAGCGTGATCGCGCCCTCGTCGCCTTCCTTTGGAGTGTTAATCTCCACCTGATCCACATAGCCGATAAAGCGGTTGATGGCAGGAGCAACGATCTGGCGCGATGTGGGCGAAAACAGGCCGCGATAGACTTCAACCGGGGCCTGCTTGAGATCGTAACCGCGCACGATATTCTGCACCGCGTCATCGATCTGGTTCATTGTGACAGTGATGGTCTGCACGGTCAGGTTGGCCACAAGCGGAATGTCGCTGATCTGGATAAGCGTGCCCGAGCCTTCAAAGTTGCGCGTTTCAGCCAAGCCGGTATTCGGATTCAGGACCGGCGCGGAAACGTCACCTACATCTGACCAGAAGCCATATGGGAACGGCGCTCTTGTTGCCCGGTCACGCGCGACGATCCAGAGAAAGTCACGCGCCACCAGTTCGCGCGCCTGCAATGCCGCGTAGTTCGCGGCTGAAAGGTTTCTCATCGGCTTTCAAATCCCTGAAACGTCACCACACCGCGCCCCGTCGCCAGTTCCGCCGTGGTGCTAATGCTGCCCGGCACGATGGTCATGAGGCAGGATGGCTTAACGAGTGTCACGGCATTGCCGGTTGTGATTGTCGGCCACAGATGCGGCCTGATCTCGATTTCGGCCCCGGCCACATTCACGACTTGGTGCAGATTGTTCGGCGCGATCTGAAGATAATCGCCTACGTTGACGACATAACCAGCCGGCAGTCCGGTCATCGTCATCGTGTTGCGATTTGCGCCGATGGTGCCGACCTTGACGGTGGCAACATTCCCCATGCCCGTGCCGTTTGGATATGCAACCGGATAGCAGCGGCTTGTCGGCCTGCCGAAAAACTGTTTCAACCCGCCTTCCAGACCTTTCAATCGTGCGCGCCATGCATCCAGTTCGTTCGGCTTCATGCTACGCGACTGATACGTGGCCTGCCACAGCGGCGAGCCAAAGTCCTTGACAAATGTCTGCCCGATAGCCGTTCGGCTGGTTTCCTGCCGGTAAACAAGGTCAAAGTCAGTTGACCAACCCGGAAAATCGGAAAGGATGTCGTATGGGTACGTGATTGCCATTGATGCGCCCATAAAAAAGGGCGCTCGAAGCGCCCATCAATGTTTCGTTTTAGTCGGGAAGATCAGACCTTGGCGGTTGCAATCGCTCCGAAGAGTTTGCCGAGCCGTTCTGCCCCTGCCTGCTCAATTTCTTTGATGGTCTTACTTTCCCACTCTCCTTGGAGAAGGATCACTGTCATCTCACCGCCTTCGACATACTGAGCATCGTCCACATAACGATCCTCAGCGCCGTAATCGATATTGAAGATGACGTACATTACATCGTCGTGCACTTCGGTACGTGAAAGCTTGATGTCAATTCCGGGTTTCATAATCACCTCAATTGAAGCGGCCAAATTTTACTCGTGTACTATTAGCGTTGCGGACAGCTTCCACAACCCTATAGCTAAACTCAGCCTGTTGGCGCGCAACAACCTGTTCAAGCCGTGCCACCGCTGCGCTATCCGCACCGCGAGCGTCAATGACAGGTGCAAAGGTGATGGATTGCGTGTTGCTGTTGGTCGGCGCTTGGAGGCGGGGCATAGTCGGCACACTAGGCAGGCTCGCGCCCACATATCCGCCAGCGGCATAGCCTTTGAGGCCGCGCCGCATAGCGTCTAGCGCAGCCGGGCCACCCGCCTTCTTGACCGCATCTTGGTCAAAGACATATTCGCCTTTATGCACAACGCCCGCAGGTTCGTACTTGCCGCCGTGGCCGGTATAGCCGCCCTTGTCAAAACCAAAAATGCTGCCAATAGAGCCGAATATCCCGCCCCCGCCGCCGCTCTTGAACATGCCTGAAAACAGGTCATCAAACGCCATATCCAGCAGCTTATCCGCTATTTTCTGCAACGCGCCCGCAAACGCTTCCGCTGCCGATTTACCCGCAACGAGATCATCCACGATCCCGCGAAGGGCATCCTTTTGCGTGTCCTGCCATTCTTCGGCGCGCTGCCTGATTTTATCCTGTGCCTCGGCAAGTTGATTGGCTTCCACAGTAGCAAGAGCAAACTGCTCTGCCGCCTGATTGATTTCTTTTTTAAGTGCTGGCGTAATTTCTAAACCAGCCTTCTGGGCCGCATTAAGCAGTTCTTGCTCAGCCCGTGCCTTTTCAAGGGCAAAGCCATAATCGTCAATCGTCGGGTCAAGCTGCCGCAACGCTTCCGTTTCGGCAAGTATCGCTGCCGTCCGATCGGCAATCGATTTGGTCAGGCGCTCATAGTCGTTGTCGCGTTCGGCTTTGGGCTTCCTGCCTTCTGCTGATCGTGCGGCATCACCGGCAAGCTGCGCTTGCGCAATTTCCTTAATCTGCGCATCAGTAAGTTTGCGTCCATCCTTTTCAGCCTGCGCTCGAACTTGGGCAATCTTACTCTCAAGATCATATTGCGCCTTGCCTAGGCTAGCTCGCTGCTTGGCATTATTGACATATTCATCATTGAGTTGCCGCTCTTCGATCAGTTCCTGCCGGGCGCGAGTGCGACCGCCTCGGCTGAATGAGGATGATCCAAGACCATCGCCAGAAGTCGCCGCAACTTCTGCTCTGACTTCGCGGAAGCCTTGAGCGACAAGAGCCAGTCGATCAAGAAGGGGAGCAAGCTGATCTGCTAAGGCTTGGAAATTTGGGTTCGCGTTCGCGAGTGCATAGAGTTCATTTTTGGCCTCTTCTGCCCCATTTGCATTTTTGGCTAATTCATCGCGCAGACGATTCAAGTCATCCATCTGATCTTGAGACGCCATAGGTTGGCGGGACATATTGCCCGCCTCATCCGTCACGATTTTGAGCGCCGGAGCTACTTCGATAGCGGCATCCAGCAGCTTCAATGCCGCGGCGTGCGCATCCTCAAACTCTTGTTCAGCCGCACTGCTCTCATGTCCAAGCGCATTTTTGAGCGCTTCGTTATAGCGCTGCCCCGCCGCTTCGACTTTCTCTGCTGATTTTTCCGCGCGACCTTCAATATCCTCAAGGCGCTCTGCGAACCGCCGCGCACCCTCGCTAGCCTCCGCCGTCGCGCTGCTGTAAAGCATCAGCGACGAAACAACCGCCCCGCCGATAAGCAGCCCCACAGGGCCAGCAGCAGCGCCGAGGCCGGTAAATGCAGTGGCGAGGCCCGCCATAGTCCTTGCCGCTGTTAAGGCGCGCGTGAAGTTAATCAGTGCCGGTCCAGCAAGTCCCAGCGTCGAGATCATCTTGAGTAACGAGCGCCCGATAAGCGCACCGGCGATAACGCCAGCCAATTGCAACGCTACGTCTGCGGTCTTATCGAAGTTGTCGGCCATGATGACCAACGCTTCGGAAATTTTAGCGCTTACTCCCGTAGCCTGATCAGCGTTACCGACATATTCGAGCATCGCGTTATTTAGAAGCGTGAAGCCGTCGCCAATCGTGGCGGGCATGTCTGCCGCCTCTTTACGCAGCACCTCCATCTGGCTAGACAGGGATCGGACAATATCACGGCCCGTGATCTTACCCTGCTGGCCGAGTGCGCGGAGTTGATTGACGCCTACGCCCAGCCCCTCGGCCAATGCTTCAGCGAGCCTTCCGCCCTGCTCAATGACTGTATTGAGGTTGTCGCCTGAAAGCTTGCCACCAGCCATCGCCTTCGACAGCGCGTTCATGACGGCTTCCGCGCGCTGGCCTTTTGCACCGGAGATTACAAGTGCGTTATTGACGGACTCGGTATAATCCAGCGTCTGATTTGTGCTGTAGCCAAGCTCCTTCATGGCCGTGGCGTTTAGCAAATAGCCCTCTGCCGTCTGCTCCAACGACGAGTAGGTGCGGCGGGCAACCTCGCCCAGCCTACCCATTACTTCCGCGCCTTTATCCAACCCGCCTGCCGCAAGAGCAACGCGACTATTCAGGTCGGTCCACGTATCTGTCATCTGGCGTATCTGATCGGCGCCAAGCACCGCACCAATGCCAGCCATAGGGGCAATAAGGCTGCGCGCCATATTTCGGCCGATACCGTCGAGGCGCTTATTAGCTGCGCGCCATGTTCCCTCGACTTGCCGCGCGGCTTTTGCACTTACGCCGTTCATCTGCTGCAAATCGCGCATAAACGGCTTCATCTCCATGCGCAGCGTTGCGCGGAGTTCTTCAACGGTGACGGCCATGGAAAATCCTGATAAGAAAAAAGCCCGCGTGGGCGAGCTTGGAGATGGGGATGACGATACAACGATATAGATTGACGCGAACGGGATGGATCGGCGCGATTTTGTTTGTAGCGCCTACGCCGCTCGCAGTATGGCTGTCATTGCCGCCAAAGCTAACCACAGGCGGGGCTATGTTTCAAAAGCGCTTAGCTGAAATTAGCGGCACCATACCAACCCATGGGCCGTCAACTTTCACTTTGACAGCCCTAGCAACAATGACGCTCATTGGATTGGTTATGGTGCTGATCGGCAGGGAGATTTACACCTACTGAACCGCCGTTCCCCTCGCCGCCTTCACCATCGCCAGATGCTCTTCATAGGACGGCGGCGCAACTTCTTCTTCGGCGCCATTGGCTTTTGCCCAGCCTTTAGCTGCGACGGACAATTCCCACAGCGTCATCGTATCTACGTCACGCGGCGTGAAGCCCATAGCCGCGCCAAGCCCGTAATAGGTGGAGAACGTCAGGTGTCCGTCGCTGTCGTCTCCACTTTCTGCTCCCCCGGTGCCACATCCTCATCAGCCGACAATGACTTGATTAAGATCGCAGCGGCAAGGCCGATATGCTCCGATAATGGCCTGCTATCGACGTAGCTTTGTACGGCAAGGCTCGCCTCGGTAGGCGTTGCGCCAGCGCCGATCAGGCCCAATCGGATAGGCTCACGCACATCATCCACGCGCCAATCGCCACCGAAAGACCGCAACATACTGTAAATATTGAAGTCCGCTCGGAAATCTGGATCGTCGCCGCCAAATTCGTAATCCTTGGCGTTCGGGCGCTTCTGGTCTGCGGCCTGTGGCTGAAACGACATTAGCCGCCCAAGAATAGTCGCCGGGCCAGCGTTGCATTTCTCTTGTAACTGGCGCAACTCGCCAATGCCGAGGCGGAACTGCCGCTCCACCCCGCCAAACTCTTCGGTCAATGTCTGTGTCATTACGTTGCAGGCACCCACGTAATTTCGCCGTCAGACTGGAGCGCAACGGTCGAAGTAACATAACCCTTGCCTTCCTTAGCAAGCCCGAGGCTGGTCATGACATATCGCCCTGCGAAGTGCCCGCCTCCCTGCACCGACGTAAGGCCGTCAAGCGTCACGCGTACATTGAAAGGCTCGCCAGAAAGCATGTGAGTCCGCAGCACGCCGAACGACACCGGGTCCATTGTGCCGGCACCGTTGATATTTGCAGACAGTGTATCAACCGAGCGCAGCACCCATCCTGGGGCGTTCGGATCTTCACAGTTTGGCTCGGTGGCGTCGGTGGTCGTCGCTTCAATCGAGAAATCCTGCGACGTGTTGATGGTGCAGGAATGGGTAAATTCTTCAGGAGTTGCGGCGTCGCCGAACTGAATTAGCAATTTCTTGGTCGTAGCCATGAACGGCCTCCAAATAAAAATAGCCGCTCATGGCGGCTTGGTATGTTTTGGGGAGAGCCGTTTACGACGGCTGCGTTTCTATCGAGATTGACATGCGCGCGCGATAAAGCGGCGGATCGTCGGTGTAGACGATGCTTTCAACTCGAATGCGATCTACCGTATGCCCGGCGATGGTCAGATTTTGCTCGTGCAATGCATTGCGGATTGCCGCTGCTACATCTTTGGTCTTGATGTAGTTTAGCTGATCTGCCCACACGTCGATTTGCATTGTGCTTTCCGTGCGGTCCCAGCATTCTTCATCGATCGGCGTCTCAAATCCGGGCCAAACCTGCACATAAGGATATGCTGCATTGTCTGGAATGTAGCTGTAGACGCGCGTTCCTGCCGCCGTGTTGATTCCGCGAATAGTGGAGATCAGCGCCGCTTGCAGCGCAAGATTAGGGCTACCCATTCTTGACGGCCTCCCTCATCGCCCTGCGAATGCCAGTTCTGGCGCGGCTCATAGCTTTTCTTTTGCCAAGCTTATATCCGGGCCAGAAGAATGATTTGGGCGCGGCGTCTTTCGTGCCGTACTCAATAGCAAGCGCATAATCATACGTGGGCGAGTTGCCCTTTTCGCTATTGCGAACGGGCTTTGTTGTCGTCGGGCCGCCAGCGGCAACAGATACGCCAACCGTACCATCAGTAAGCGGTTCGGTGCGAATGGATGCCCGCAGAGTGCCATCGTCAACGGGCACGAACGTCCGCTGCCGCATATTAATCTCGCGGCCAGCCAGCATAAGGTCGGTTTGAGCGCGCTTCTTTACAGTGTCAGGGATGCGGGCAAGCTTGCGCTTCAATCGCTCCATGCCGATTATCGACATTGCCATTACGTCACCACTTCCTCGCAAAGCACTTCAAGCCATGCGTTTTTGCCGTCAGGGTCGGAAATCGCCTTAATGTCAAAGACACGCTTCGGCTCGCCCCGCGCATTATTGCCAGCGCGCGCGTCAACCAGCCGCCAAGCTGGCGTAATGACGCGCGTTGCTTCGCTGGAGCGGATTGTCACGACATAGGGCTGCTTGCCTGCCAAACGCGAAGCCATGACGGCCTCGCTGCCCCGCAATGGCAGGAAGCTGGCCGCAACCGTGGCCTTGGTTTCAAAGCCTAGTTTCGTGCCGCCCCACCCGTCGTCGCCTTCTACCCAATCCTGGCAGTGCACCAGCCCACGCAATGGCCCCGCGCTACGGGTTGCCATCGCTGGCCTCGTCTCGCGTGGCGTTCGGGTCTGCGCCCGGCTCTGGATCGGCACCACGGCGCGGCGTCGTCACCCGCTCGGCCTTGCCGGCGGCAATAGCAGCTTCACCGCAGCGCCGCGTCACGCTGCCGGACCAGCCGGCAGGGTAAGCTATCGTCACACCATAGCGCGGCGACCAGTCCATGCTTTCAAGAAAATGGACGTGCATTAGGTGGTCGCAACTGGCACCGTCGCGTTCGACGCAGCCGTAACGGACCCAGCCGCATTGGTCGCCGTCACGACAACAGTGATAACTGCGCCTTCTTCGGCGGCGGTCAGTGCGTACGTGGTCGCCGTGGCGCCCTCGATAGCCACATCATCTGCATACCACTGGCGCGCATAGGTTGGCGTCGGTGTGCCGGTCCAAGTGCCGTTCGTGACGGTCAGCGTCTGGCCCACGGTTGCCGTGCCGGTAATCGCGGGGGCGACCGTATTGGCAGGAGCGACATGCACCGCGCTGATTTTGAGAGTGCCGCCATCGCTCCAAAGCTGCCCGCTTCCGCTCGGCGCGGAAGTCGGCAACCCTGTGAACTGGACGACGCCGCCAAACACCGAAGTGTCACCGCCGTCGGCGTTATAATTCTTTGGTACGTAAGTATCGGCCATTTAGCCCTCCAATCTGCTGCGCCCGGCGCTACACGCGCAGCAGGCGATAAGGATCAAGCAATCTGCGTGCGGTCGGGACTTCGGCTTGAATGGTGCCTGTAATGACCGCCTCGCGGTTTTCATACATGCCCGCCATCATAAGCAGCGCGGCGGCGTCAAACGCGAACTCAGCACCTATCGGCACTTCGCTGCGGTTCGTATATGTCAGCGTCCAGTCTACAGCTGCGGCGAGATACAGCGTGATGGCCGCGTCATCGTCGCCGAAATCCACCCGCAAGTGCTTTTTGGCGAGCGCAAGGTCTACAGCCATTCATGCCTCCATAGGCGGTAGGGCGGCTCGCAAGAGCCGCCCGCGTCTATTACTTACGCCTCAATCGTGTGATAGCGGAACATCGTAGGGTCGGTGACGCCGCCGCCCACGCGCTTCGTGGTGTAGAACATGACGAAAGGCTTGGAAGTGTACGGGTCACGCAGGATACGAATACCCATGCGGTCGATCACCAAGTAGCCGCTGAAGTCGCCAAACACGATGGGGATATTGCCCGCGCCGACGTCCGGCATGGCCGCCATTTCAGTGACCGGGAAGCCGAGCACCGACGCCGGCTGACCAGCCTGAAGGCCGGGCTGCCAGATGAAGTTGCCGTTGCCGTCCTTGATCTTGCGGATAGCACCCTGCGTCTTGCGGTTCATGACAAACCGCGCGTTCGGCGTGCGCTCGCTCGGCAGGTCGTAGACCAGATCAATCAGGCCATCCAGCTTCAGCGCCGTCGCCGCGCCGGACTTCACGGACGGGATAGCGCCCCACGGATGCGCCGGAGTGTCGCCAGCAGCGTACTTCAGGATGCCGCGCGGCTTGTTAGAACCATCACCGCTCACGAAGGCAAGACCTTCCTGATAGGCGAACTCGGTTTCGACCTCGCCAGCCAGCCACGACTCGATGTTGATTTCGGAGTCGTCAAGCAGGCGCTGCGTTGCAGCCGGGTTTGCATAGATTTCGCCAGTGGTGAATTTCACCTCGGCGAACTTCGCCGTGGATGTCTCGGGGCGAGCGTCGGTCTCACCAACCCAGCCCGAGGCAGTGTTGCGGTCATTGTACAGCTTGGAGAAGCCGTTGCCGCTGATCGTCTGTACCGTCGCAATCTGTCGCATCGGAGACACGATCTTGAGTTTATCGACAATGGTGCGGTCCCATTCGGTCGGCGCGGTATAGCCGCCGTCTTCAGGCGTACCGACGTTCATGGATGCCTTCGGGCCGCTGGTCAGCGACTGAAGCTCACGCTCGTCACCCTTACGGAAGAAGCGATCAAACGCCTTGGCGTACTCGCCGCGCTCCGCAGGCTGTTCGTTCGCGCCACTTACCTGAAGCGCGCCCAGCTTGGCGTTGGCGTCGTCAATGGCGGCAGTCAGTTTGCCGATTTCGTCATTGATGCGATCGACCTTTTCGGTGCGAACAACATCTTCCTGCCCCTTGCGAATATCAGCAAGAGCGGTGTTGTGTTCAGATTTAAAAGCCTCGAAGGCCGCGCCCTGTTTTTCGATCAGAGCAGAAATAGTAGCGATGTCAGTCATAATGAGTCTCCATTGCTGACGTTAATTTCGTTAGTGAAGCCGCAAGCGCGGCGTAATCAGACGGTGCAACATCAGCGTTGGAATCCGGCACAGCGGCATCATCGCGCGCGGCTTTCTTCATGTCTGAGATGGTAGTTTTCGCGTCCTTTGCAGACGCACCAGCCATGCGCAGAGCGCGCTCAGCTTTCTTTTCGGCCCGAACTACCTGCGCCAAGGCGCGGGCATTGGGATCATTCTTCACGCGGTCAGCGGGCAGCAATTCAGTCGCGAATCCCGCGTCAATTGCCTCTTGGCCAGAAAACCATGTTTCCGCATTCATCCATGCGGCAACATCATCGGCAGAATTACCCGTGCGGGCCTCGTAAACCGCTGCCATGTTTGCATCGAACTGCTCCATGGTCTGCGCCATCTCGGCAAAATCATTCCGATTGCCTATGGCAACAGTCCAACAGTTATGAATCATGATGCTGGCTGCCGCACCGATCTCGATTTCATCGCCAGCCATAGCGATAACCGAAGCGGCGCTTGCCGCCAGCCCGAGCACCTTGACTTTGACCGACAGCCCATGTGCCTCGGCGTGATCGCGAATCTTGTTGTAGATCGCGACGCCCTCGAACATATCGCCGCCGGGCGAATTAATATGAACCTCAAAGTCACGACGCCCGATCTGGCGCAGCGCGCCGTCAAGCCTGCGCAGCGTGAAGCCGCCGCCAGTCCAGAAGTCCTCGCCGATCACGTCATAAATACTGACAACATTGTCGCCCACAGCATCAGCAGAACGGACGCCAGAATCCCATCGATCAAGCACAGTTTCAGGTGTGCGCGCACTGACATTATGCCGGCGGGCTAACACCCCCCCCGGCACCTCAATTCTTGGCATATTCATATATTTAATCCTGTGTCGGCGCGTTGGCCGTTGATGGCTGCGCGCCAATCGGAGCCATGTTCAGCGGCTGCAAATACTCGTCACCACCGTCGATCGGGTTCATGTCTTCCAGCGCGCGAATATCGTTGGACGATAGCCAGCCCCACTGCTTGCCGGTAGCGTAAGCCGCGTACCTCGCTGACGTGTCGCCTTTCAAAAGCCCGGCGATGTTGAATTTGGCGTAGACGTCGGTTTCTTTCTCGTCGATCAGGTCGCGGGCAATCGCCTGCTCCCACATCGTGAGCCAGTCCTGCATCGTGTAGGTAACAAACCCGATGCCCATCTGCTCGATGCCAGTGCCCCAGCTAGACGCCTTGTCGTTCAGGCCAATCAGATGCAGCGGTACGCCAAAGTACATGCCGATTTCTGCCAGAGATTGAACACGCGTCTCGATGAACTGCGCATCAACCGACGTCATAGTGAGGCGCTGGTAATCCATTCCCTCTTCGAGAATTAGATCGCGCCCTTCAAGCGCCCCGTCGCTGCGGTAATAGTCAAGGCTTTCTCGAAGGGCAACAATCCCCTCCTCATCTAGTTTGCCGGGGTGCTTGATAACGCCCCCTGCCCGCGTCCCGTTGCGGAACAGCGAGCCAGCGTGCCTCTCGGTGGACAGCGCAAGGTCCATAGATTCCCGCGCATAGGTGATAACCGGCAACCCGGTGATCCCGTCCATTGTCAACCCACGGAGATGAAGCATCTTATCTTGCTTCAAAATCTGACGCTGGCCGCTCGGTAGCGTCACCGTGTATATCAGCGACAGGTCGCGCTCCTGCTTGACCTCAACGTTATCGGCATTGAGCGGGATAAGCTCCAGCAACTTCTTGCCAGACGTTACCTTGTAGGCATAGCCATTCCCGCGAAGCAGCACCGATGCCTGCAACATGCGCCGAAACTCCGCCGGCGTTTGCCAGCGGTTCGGTTTTCGCCGGAGGATCGACCATAACTGATGGTCCTCGGCATCACGTCGCTCGTCGCCAATGCGCCGCTTCAAGTCCAGCGGCAAGGTCGCCACACCGCCAGAAATCAGGTTGACGCACCGCCACACCGCCGAAATCTTCATCGCCGTGTCAGCGGTCACGTTTGCGCTGCTTGCCGACTGCCCCGCGAGGTAATCGGCAAGCGCCCCTGTCTGGGCATTATAAGCAGGCCCCACAAACGCCGGTTCTCGTCGTGGCGCAGCAGAAGACGGCGGCCCTTTCGAGCCGCGCCACCAATCCATAAAGCCCATGCGGCCCTCACATAATTAAAAGGCCGCGGCCTTTGCGGTAGACGGATTCTTTCGGCTCCCCGGTCTCATAAGTGCCCGACGCGCCCACGGCCATTGCCAGCGCTACAGCACCGTCAATACGCCCACGAGATTTCTGCTTATCCAGTTTTCGGTTGCCAGACGGGTCCACCTTCACAGTGGAGTTCATCATGCACATATTCAGCAGCGGATGTTCCCCATGCGCCAGTCGCTTATTGAGGATCATTTCCTCCAAGGACCGCAGCGCAGGCGACATTGAGGCATAACCCTGCCCAAACTGCTCGAATATGGCTTCATCACCCTCTAGATCGCCCTCACTGAACCCGGCCTTAAGTAGCCACGGCTTGAAATGGCGCCAGTTCCATCGGTCAAACGCTATCTTACGCAGGTCAAGCTTCTGATGAAGATCGAACAGGTAATGAGCGACGAATTCGTAATCGACGGTTGGGCCGTCTGGCGCTTCAAGAAAACCTTGATCGTGCCAAACATCATAAGGCACGCGATCATCTTTCGCCTTCTGCCGCAACCCGTCACCGGGAAGCCAGAACGTCGGACGCACATGCCAGACACCATCTTTCGGCGCCATCAGCACCAAAGCGGTCAAGTCGCTAACTTCCGACAAGTCCAGCCCACCGAAGACCGGCAGACCTTCAAAACCTGCCAGATCAGCAGTACCGCACTCTTTCCAAACCGCTGGCGTCACAAACGGGGCGGATGCGTCAATGCGCTGATTTAAATGCAACCATCGAAAGCTTGCTTCCGCCGTAGGCTGTCGCGCTGCGCGAGCCGCGAAATCACGAACATCGCTTACCGCTTTGAATATACCAAGCGCCGGATTAGCCGCCTTCCACGCATCTTCATCTTGCAGGTCGCACTCCGCCGGGGCGGTATAAACATGGCTAACAATACGGGGGTCTTTGGAAGTTTCAGCATCATCAAGCCAGCGACTGAACAAATCGTTGTCGGTTGCGGCCTGTGTCGAAATGGCGATTAACAGCGCCAAGCCTTCATAGGCACCTTGCGACGTTTCAATCGCCTCAACGAAATCATCATGCGGGCCTTTAACCTGGCCGACCTCATCGAGGATCGCCAAAATTGGGCTGCCACCGTGAGCCGTCGCAGCCTCTGCTGAAATAGCCTGGTATTCAACGTTCTTAGCGTAACCGATAATGGTTTTGCTGGATGGAACGCACTTCGCCAGCTTACTCAACTCCGGCGACATCATAATCATTTTGCTGGCGTAGTTAAAAACTTCGGCAGCCTGTTTGCGTGAACGAGCGCCTGAAATAATGCGGCTGTTCTGATACGCCTCCGGGCCAACGATGTGAGCAAGAAGCAAGCATGCGATGATCGCCGTTTTTCCGTTCTTTCGGGCAATGGACAGATAAGCCCGCGATGTGCCGCTGGGGTTGTCGTAAATATCCAATATGAACCGCTTTTGGAACGGCAAAAGCACCACAGGCTTACCCAGAAGCGTGCCTTCCGGCACGATGCAATATCGTTCGATAAACGCAATAACACGCTCGCCGCGAGTCATGGTCCTTCGCTTCATTCAGGTCGCGCCAATAAATCATCGTCGAGCGGGCTGCCTGCCTCGATCTCTTTTGCAGTCGCACGACGCTTCGCCACATCTCTGCTTTCTCCCGCTTGCGCACGCGCGTGAAGCGACAACGACCGGCGAAAGGAGAGGATCGAACTGGCGTGCATCTGGACCAGACTTTTGCGCGGGTTAACCACGGGTGTGCCTTTTTCAGAGTAGGCAATACCGCCCTCGCCCCGTAATAAATCCTGCTCGCGCACTAAGTCAGCCATCGTGCGGGCCAGCATTGCGGCAAGCTCCAATTGATGTGCTGACCATTCAGAACGGGCGTATTCAGCAATCACATTTTCAAAAAATGGAATATCTTTTTCATCAAGCGGCACATTATAAGGATGGGGGATTTCATTTGCCGCCTTACCCATAACGCGCACGGATTCAGCAGCGCTATCAATACGCGCTTTGCGCTTAGCCATGGTGCGCCCTCATAGAAAAAACTGTATTAGCGTTAAATGTCGAGGACCCCGCCGGTCCGCGCCCCATCGGCTTGAGACTTTTGAGGCCCCCTACCGTTGCTGAATTGCAACACATTTCAAAATCGTTGCAAAAATGTCACAATATCGATTCTCGATCGGCGCTCACTCAATGGGGTATCCGTCATCGCCGAGCCGAATGATCTTCTGCCCAAGCTCTTCACGCTGCTTATCGCTGTCGTGGCATCGCTTGCATAGCGGCTGCAAATTCGACCCATCCCAGAACATGGCCTCATCGCCCTTATGTGGTGTGATGTGGTCTACAACGGTGGCAGGCTCAACGTCGCCCGCACGAAGACAGTACATGCAAAGCGGTTGCTCGGTTAGGATGCGCTCGCGGAGTCGCTGCCAGCGAGCGAGCTTATAAAGGCGCTGCCAAGGGCGAGCGTCATTGGACATGATACACCAAATAGTAACCCGCCGGGGTGCGCTTCCATGGAGAGGCGGGGCAGGTGTTGTTGATTGGTTGCGGCAGGTGGGATTTGCACCCACGACCTCCTGGTTATGAGCCAGGCGAGATAACTACTTCTCCACTCCGCAGAACTGGTCAGGGATGATGGATTCGAACCACCGTCTCGCGGGTCCAAGCCGCGAACTTTAACCAGACTAAGCTAATCCCTGTTAATAGACTGCTCCACGTAGAAGGCTTGAGCGCCGTCCTTCTACGCAACCGCGTAATCGCGCGCTGGCGCGCATCGAAGCAGAGGCCGGAGCAAAGACGCGGATGACATGAGCAGAGCCGCAGACATAAAAACTAACCGCGGCGCGGGAGCCAGAATAACTGACTACAACCGCGCCGCTATCCCGTCTGCTGGAGGAGAAAACAGCGCCGGGGATAATGGATAAGCCACAAGACACCATTTCACGCGTCGCGCCATAAAGGCCGGTGACTGCGCTACTTCCGCATCGCGGAGGGTCGGCGACTTATTCATGAATAAGTGGACGCGTAGATTAACGTGGCAGCGCCCAAGCCACATCATAGAGACAGCAAACGAACGACCGTGCACGGCCTTTTCAGCATCCGGGTGCCCATGGTTGTCCCGACCACGATGTGACGGTCGCCGCTCCTGCGCATAATGCAGACGGGTTGCGCTCATCCGTATAACGATACTGCGTTTGCTGTTGGCGTCAGCGGCCCATGGGTAACTGTGCTGCAAGTGCAGCGTCCATCGCCTGCCGCTGAATAGTTACCCCACACTCAGCGGCTGCAACGAAGTGCAGCATGGCGCAGGGTCCGCTCGATGGCGGAAACAGTGTGGGGCAACCACAATGGCGGCTGAACCCCTTCACTATACTCCGCACGAGATCGCGTTTTATGGACCTATGCCGCGTATTTTTTTATTGCGGCGGCAAGGTTGTCATTAGCCGCGAGCAATGCCCGCTTACCGCCTTTTCTACGCGAGTACTCTCCAGCCATACCGATTGACTGGCCCACATCCTTGTAAGTTTTCGCCTCCAGTGCGGCATCAAGCGCATCTCGGTCCCGGTCTTTTAGTTCCTGCAAGGCGTCAAACCAGACGTCTCGATCAATCATCGCTGACAGTGTGTCTTCCCATTTTTCACCGCCACCGCCAGCGCAGGTTGTTTTCCTCATGCCGAGGAAACTATCAGCAGCCTTCGGTGAGCCGCACGGCAAGCCCTTCGGGAAATGCGTATATGTAACTTTCTCCATATCGGTATTTGCGTAAGCTTCAGCCAATATCGCCTTGGATTGCTCCGCGGTGTAATTCTCGCCGTTGCGCCTTTTACCATTCGGAATGTAACGGTGCGGGGCCGTACTCAACATATCCTCGAAATACTGGTTGCTGGCCTTGATTTCTTGTGGGTTCGCATCGCCACCAGAAACACGGTCAGGCTTATCTCGCATCCCCATCATCGCACCCGCTGGCATTCGTATGTCTGCCTGAATGACCTCGCCGTCGATACCTGTCACGTAGCCCTTCTCTGTCAACCGTCCATCGCTGAAGCGCAGTCGACCAATGCGCACAATCTGACCATCGCTATTGCGCTCAATGTCGTCTGTTGCAACCTGCCGCATGATTTCCTGTACCGATGGCGTCTGCCTCCAATCCCGCTCATATCGCATATCGGCAACCTCCTCTGGATCGGCATTGTCATTTGCTGTGGCCACGGCCCAGTTGGTTTGCAATGGCTCAAATTTTTCTTCTGGCCTGCTGCGATACGCCTTCAATGCCTGAAGCTGATCGGCCATCGACCCGCGTCTGTTTTTGCTCATACGTTGCCCTCCGCTCGCTCGATTTCTGTCCGGTCATCATTCCCCGCGAGGAATGCCAGCACGAGTGCGACGGCCTTCTCTGCCGCCTCTTCCTCGCTGGCTGCGGTGACTATCTCCACGACATGCCCTAAACGGGCCAAATTCGCGTGCCTGTCGCGTTGTGCTACTGTTGGGCGACTTCCCTTCACCTTATTCTCGATTAGCAGCAGGCGGCCAAATTTGGCGTAAATACGTAAATCCGGCTCTCCGGCTGTCATCCCGGTGGCTATTGCGATGGTGCGAGCCTTGGGACCGCGACGCTCTGCGTTCATGTCGCCAGCAAGGAGAAATTCCCCTCCGTACTGCGGTAGCTGGCGCAAGCGGCGAACCTGCGCCGCTTGTAATTCCCATTCCAGCGGCAGGGCTGGCTTGGTGGTGACTTTACCGTTGCGTGTCGTGATTTTGGTCCGAACGCCGTTGATGCGGACGGTTTGGGTTTTGGTGGTGGGTCTGGACGTAGGCGAAAGCGCGCGTGCGCTGCTGCGTGCCATATCTGCTCCTCGTGTTATGGTCGTGGCTGGTAAGGCCGGTGGCGCGGAGTTAACGGGCGCCGATCTGCGCGGTATGCAGAAACAGTGAAAATGACTCCAACCGATTTAGCAAGTGTTTTTTTGGCGGATGGCGTAACCCGGCCTTTCAGGTTGTATTTTTAAAATCTCTTTTTTCCTAAAAAGCGCACACTTCTCAAATTACTAGAACTGTGCGCTGCACGCTTTGTGCACAAGTTTCTATATAAGAACTCTTGTGCACGAAAAGCAGCGTGTATTTGCACAAGTCTTTTGGTGTTTTTTGAGAACTGTGCAAGAAGTCTTGGGCAAACTTCTAGTTGCATTTTAATTGTGACAGTCGGTTGTATTAATGGCTAAAAAAAGAGAGGAAGGTGGCGCCCTTCCTCTCGTTTGAAACAAAAAATTATGCCTTGTTAATTTGGCTGATTGCCAGATTCGTGAGTTTATTATTGGCGGCTTTCTCCTGGTCTAATATCTGTGTCAGCAAGGTATGGGCTTCGGTGTGTCCAAGTTCCTTTGCCCATTCACGTAGCGAGCCATACCTAGCAATCTCGTAATGCTCCACCGCCTGACATGCGGCCAATAGACCGGCGTCGAGAGCCGTTCCGCTTGCCTCTTCCATCAAGCCATCCGCTTCCTTGATTAGCCCTTCGATAGCATCGCATTTCTCGGCGGTAGGCTTCAGCTTGAGAGACTTAAACACCTCATTCAAGATCGTGATCTGCCCCTTGGTTTCTTCAAGGTGCTCCTCGGCTGCTTTCTTCAGTTTGGCACTTTTGGCCGCTTTGGCCACTTTCGGAAGCGCCTTCGTAATGGCATTTTCTGCGTAATAAATGTCCTGCAAGGTATGCTCGAAAATATCAGACAGAGTTTTCATGATCGTCCTCCTGGTTGGAAAGGCGAAACGAAACAATCGCTGATATGTTCCTTATTAAAAAGCTCGCGACTTGAGCCAAGTCCTGATATTTTGGCCAAGTGATTCCGTCGACAATGAATAACATTATCGAGGGTCGATCAGATCGAGAACGCATTTTGCCGCTTTCCTGCCCCAACCGCACGCAACAATGGTTATCTTTAGGGCCACCTCCTATGCGGGGGCATGGTTTGAAACGGGCGAAAATCCTCACACACCATCAGAAACAGATGATGGTCAGCTCTATGCAGTTTGAGGGTAGGCTTTTGCCGCAACAATCTGATAAATAAGACGTATTAATTGGCCTATGTTAAATAATAAAGACATCAATTGCTTATGACACTTTACAAAAAAGCATGGCTATTTCTGATTATGGTGTCTGTTATCGTGATGACATCCCCTGACTGGACCAGAGGCATCGGTGATGTGATCGGGGTGAGCAACGTTACGATTGGATCAGTCGTTTTGGTCTTCGGCGCCCTTTTGTTCATGTTCGTATTTGTATGCCCCAAATGCTCGTTTTCACTTTTCAGAAGCGAGGGTTTTTTTGGCTTGTATATTTACCATCCATGGCCCAGCAAAGTCTGCTCCAGGTGCGGGCACAATCATTCTAGCGCTGATCGCTAGAATCCGCGCCCCAAATGGTCACCTACTCCACTACAGCAAAAGCGGAGCCGAAGCCCCGCTTTTGTTATTCCTGGTTGCTAGCGTTTTTGCTCCACCCATAGAATGGAATCTGGGTCAACTCCGAGCTGCCGTGCAACGCTGATTGCCTTGGCCTTAATTTCCTTAGTCAGCGTGGGCTGACGGGACAGTACCCAGAAATACTTTTCGGGTTTGTCTCCTGCCACGATTGACCATTGGTACTTTCTATCCAGTGCGACGACGTTATAACCCCCATAAAACGGCCCGAAGAAAGAAACCTTCAAGGCGCCAACTTCTGAATCACCCGCAAATTTCGCCTTCCCTGTAGCGCTCCTGAATGAACCCTTTTGCGGGTCATACCCCGCATTAACGACCTTGATTGTTCCATCGGTGTTCATCGAATAATGAGCTGTTGTGTGGGTCATTCCTCGCTCAAACCGATTCTCGACACGTCCAAGCTCGTACCATTTTCCAAGATAACGGTCAGGATCAAAACCACTGACTGCTTGGACCTGCGGCGATCGATTGGTCGTATGGCATGCGGCCAACGCTCCTGCCAGTAAGGTAAAGGCCAGTACTGATCTCTTTTTCATTAATACCACCAGTTAATATATCGGCATCGAGTTAAAGCTGAACTCAACATTTGGTTCCATTCCGCTGTGCTGCCGGCTGCTATGTCCTAACCCGCCCGCACAAACGTGGCCATCTCCCGCCGCACCGGATCCCGCTCCTCGACCTTCGCCAAGAAGCCCTCCTTGAACAGCGCCTTGGTAATGAGGCTGGCACGCTTCTTTTCTGCATCGTCGTCAAGGTCCAGGCCCAGCGCATAGGCAACCGCGCGCCCTACCCAATCCTTGGCCTGCGGAGCCTGCTTGTATGTACCGCCGTTGACTGTACCCCGTATGGCTTCTTTTTGCTCAACCGTCAGCGTGTCGGCCACCTCCTCGCTCGTCGGCCAAGCCCATGCCGTCACGACAGGCGCGTGGTCTTGCGGCTGTGTAAGCCCGCGCCCGTTGCCGAGCGCTACAGACTCAAGTTTGCGCCAATCGGCCTTATGTGAAAGCGCAGAAAGGTTGGACTTGCCGTAGATCATGCTGAAATACGAAAAGCGGTCTGGAACTGGAAGGCCAGCCTCATTTGCCTGCGCCTCCGTCATACGATTCAGCACGCGCACCGAACGGGCCGCGCCAATCAGGGAAACCGCGCCGCGCGCATCCTCAACGGTTGCCTCGCGCCCTTCCTGCTGTTTGCGAAGGTGGTGCACAATGTCGATAGCGCAGTTGGTGTGGTCCGCGATCTGTGCCCATAACTTCGCCACCTTGTCGATGGCGCCGTTATCATTTTCATTGACCTGGTGCGTTGATACAAATGGGTCCACAATCATCACATCGATACCAAGCTCCTTGATAGCCGCCACAACGGCCTCAACGACAGGCTCCTGTATTTTGACGCCCTTCTTATCGTCGATCGCAACTACAAGCTCCTGCTCGCGCCCGGTATCGAGGAACAGATGCCCTTCAATATCCTCCTGCTTTAAATTGAAATGGATGCACGCCGCCATGATACGGCGCTCTAACTCGTCGCGCGGGTCTTCGGCATTAAACAGCCAGACCTTCATGCGTTTGGGCGGCTTGATGCCGTTCAACGCCTTGCCGGACGCCATGGCGAGGGCCTCCACAATGCTGTTTGCCGTCTTGCCAAGGCCGCCAGGAGCGACGGTCACCGACACATATTTGCGTATAAAATGCTTGCCGAAAGCAAATTCACGACGCGGCAGCGTGGAGGGGTCTTTCCACTGGAACGGCGTGGCGATGATCGCGCGTTGGTGTTCTTGCTCAATGGGTTGCGTCGCATTGCTATCATCTTGAACAAGGTCGGTTTTGGTGACGGCTGTGGCGACTGCCAACGGGCTGGCGTCGCCGGGGTCTGCGTCTTGCGTCGGCGTATCTTGCGTCGCCTTGTTCCGCTCCGCTTTTGCCAACCCGTTTTCGATCATGCGGCTGATGTCTTCAAGCCGGGTGTTGTCATTAGCAGACTGCGGCACCGAACGGGGATGGCTGATTCCCGCGCGCAGACCATTGTCGATCGTTTTCACGCAGCGCGGCCAGTCCCTGGCCCACCCGCGCGCCACGTCTTGTAGCAAGGCACGCGCTTCGGATTCCGCGAGCGCGGCAGCCCCGACGAACGTGCCCAGCCGAAACGCCGCGTCGTTCAAGCGGTTGTTGCGGTTTCCCATCGGCTCCATGGCAAGGTCGTCTAGCTCGGATTGCACTGCGCGCTCGACATAACGATCGTTGATCGTACCGGAGACAGATGGTGCCACCGTGTGGCTGTCGTAAGAACGCGGCAGCACAAGCTCTAGCAACCAGCCCGGGGCATCAGCTGGCTCCATATCGACCAGCCAACTATAGGGCTTGCCTACCATTGGAACGCTGCCAGCCGCAATAACGTAACCGCCATCGCCGCGCACATCGATGCCAGCACCCAGAGCGCCACGATTGCGAACGCCTGCCTTGTGCTTGAAGAAATAATGGCGGCCGCCGCTTGTGGTTTCAGCGGTTAGCGTGGCGGGCAACGGGCCGTGCTGCTCTTCCAGCGCAACCAGCGTATCCGGCCCGCCGTGCTTCGGGTCTATGTCCAGCACCCACGCGCCGATAGCCGCCCCCGTCGGCACGCCGATCATTGCACCGGGATTGCGGCGCCAGAGTTCACGAACAATGCGCTCATTCAGAGTGGCGCCGCGGAAGCCGTTGCTGGTAAGCGGTGTTTTAGTGGCTAGAATTTCCATCTCGCCAGTTTGTGGATGGACTAACTCCTCGTCGGCGGCGCGGCATGGGAATACGGGCCAGCCTCTGGCGGCATAGTCGAGGGCGACGTCGAGCATGGGGTCGGTTGTGATGGCTGGGCTAGGCTGCAATTGCGTTATCCTCGTGTGTGGTAGTGGTGTGGCTGTTTAAATGTCGGTACGTGATACAATCAGAACGGTGCCTCCGCTAAAGCCGCACGCATCCCCCGCCCGCACCCTTCCCACGCGGCTTTCACCAGCATGCGTGCCTCTAGCTCATCCATGTCGGCAAGGTCGGTCTTTTGGATGGACTGCAAGTATTCCCCAACCGCCTCGACGCCTGTATCAAGCGCGCGAAGTTCGTACGGGTCCAACCGACGCCGATGCCTGATATGTTCGGCAATGTCGCCGCATTCCTTGCATAGCCAGCGGATGGGTTCGCGGCCTTCCTGCACCCCCAGGCCTACGGCATGGCGGGCGCAGACGTGGCAGATGTCGGTCATGCGGCGCTCCTGAAATTGTCGTTGGCTGGCGCATGCATCTTGAGCATGCCCGTTGGCACATTCGTGCCGGCTTCTGCAAAAGACGCCACCGGCAGATCGCGCCATTCGCCTTTCAATTCGCCATGATCGTAATGAGCGGTGGCGGGGAGGATAGACACGAGCGTGCCGCCAGGTTTTAGGAACTTCAAAGCATGGCGAACGTGCTTGACATAGTGCCGCCCATAGAAAGGCGGGTTCATCACCACTGTGTCGAACTCTGGAGCAGCAGGCTGTTCGAGAAAATTTGCCGTCAGGACATTGTGCCCCTTAGCCCTCGCTTGCGCCGCCCTGCCCGCATGGTATTCGATGCCGAAGACATGATGTCCACGAGCGCGGATAGCATCCATGATCCGGCCGTCGCCGCATGACGGCTCCAGAATATTCGACGGCTCCGGTGGATTGTGCCGCCATTCCGTCAGGTTATAAACACCGGCGAACTCCAGCGCCCGGTCAATAACTGCGTCTGGCGTCCAGTAGAATTGCAGGTCTTTGGAAACTGCCGTGCTGGCGCGGGGCTTGGCGTCATCCTCCTCGGCGTCGGGCAGCACGTCGCCGTAGAACTCGGCCAGAGCCATATTGATGTCGCGCTGTGCGTCTGGCCCGAAATACAGATGGCCGTTGCCATTCGCGTAGCGTTTCAGCCAAACATCGCGCCCGATGATGGTTTCTGTTTCGTCACTGCCTGCGCGCTGACGTGCTGTGTTGCCCTTCGGCACTTCTCTGGTTACGCGCAGTGTGTCGCCGTCTTCCAAGATCAGCGACAGCTCATGATACTCAATCAGCGGTTTGCCTTGATAGGCTGCCAGCGCATTCAGAACGTCGCGCAGGCGGTCGCGGCCATACCCATGAATACTGCCAAGTCCTGATATAATCACACGCTTGGGCAGGCCCTTCACGCCAATCTTGACCTTGCTATGAGACTTGTAAGCCGGATCCAGATCGGCAAAGACCTCGGCAAGTCCGCGCAGAATGTGCGAGCGCGGATTCTCCAAGTATGGCCCGAACGTCGCCTTGGCATTGTCAAAGGTCAGCTCTGGCGGGTCAGCCAGCGTGCGCTCGAATAGCTTCTTGTCCTTGGCGCTGGCGATGCGGTCGATCTGGCAGCGGTTATAGAGCGTCTTCCAACCAGACGCGCGCAGGTTCTTGCGCATCTCATTGGCAGACACGTGCGCGCGCCCACGCAGGACGGGATTGACGTATGTGCCCATGATCGTGCCTGCCATCTCGACGGCGATGCAGGCGCCCTCATACGCCTTGATGGCAGCGTCGACGTTATCGATCTTGCGCTCGTACTCGTCGATAATGTCGAGGACTGTGCTTTGGCGCGCAGGTGCGTTGTAGGTCATGCTGCCACCCTCCCTAACATATCCTGATTGTCATTAGCCGCTGCTGAAATAGCCGCCACATACTTCCCCGTTTCATTCCCCCACGCCGACCAACCCGGCCACGCTTGGCGTGCGAACAGTTCAAGGTACGGGCCGTCGACCAGCGCTTCTATGCGCGCGTATTGCTCGTCTGGCTTGCGGGAGTGCTCCCGCCTAGGCGCACGGATTAGCTGCCGAACGCCTTTGCTCTTGCGCTTGGGACGACCCCGCTTGAACAGGTGGCAGATTTCGACTTCCTGCCGGGTCCAGTAGCCCATGCCCATCCGGCCTTTATCCCAGACGAGCGCCACAGAGACAGGCTGGAATCCCCACGCAGCCGCCACGTCAAACGCAGCGGCTTGAAGATGTGAAACCGTCCACATGAACAGCAAGCAGTCCTTGGCCGCGACGTCTGCAACAGGCAAGGCTTTGATGTCATCCAGCGACATAACCGCGTAGGGTTGCTTGCCCCGCGCTGGCGCAACATTATCATTCGCGTAGGTTCTGAATGACCATGGCGGGTCGGCTAAGATACAGCCGTATTGGCCGCTCGGTAGCGGTTCATTCATCATCATAATCTCCTCGTGTTTCGTGGTGGTAACCTGCCAGTTGGTGGCTGGCGGGGTGTTGTTACTGAAATGGCCAGTAGGGCGGCTGGCTACTGATGCATTGACCGCAGAAATAGTCGGCCAAATAAAGCGGGCCGTAAGTAAGCGCCACGGCGAGCAGTATATGGCGCGGGCGAATTTTCGCTAAGATTGCAAACACGCCGCCATCCTTTCGCCGCCGCCTTGCTGCACAGCAGCAATTGGGCGGGTAAGGTCAGGAAACCAGTCGTCGTAGGTGGCGACGTCGATCATTGCTTCTTGCAGAGAGTACATGTCATTGATGTACGCGTCATAGTTTGGCTCATACTCGTACGTGGCCATTAGCCATGCGCATCCACCCATCACGCCGCCCTCACCGTAATTGTTTCGGCACCGACGCGCAGCGCTGCACCCGGCACATCTTCGCCAGCATCCAGCGCGGCCTTAATGGCTGTCTTATCGGGCTCACGCTTCAACTTAACAACGTTATCGGGCAGCAGGCTTTCGTCCATAATCTCAACCCCGGCGCGACCCTTGCCTATCGACACGGTTGCTTCCGGCAGACTAACCTTGTTCAGGTCGGCGGCTTTCAGCAGCCGCAACAGCAGCGCACGCATGGCGTCCTTGCGTCTGGCGTAGCGATCCTTTCGCGCGGCCAAGTCCTTGGCGCGCTCGCCAATCGCTTGCACCATCGCGTTTGCATCGCGCTCGATTGCCACGATGCGCCCAAGCACACGGTGCGCGTCGGTTTCACCCTCGATCATGTCGGCGCGCAGTTCTTCGTCTTCGGCCAGTTCGGGGTATGCCGCAACCAAGTCGGCAAACTCCCGTTCCAGCACCGTGACGTCATAGGCTAGGTAGTTCTGTACTTTCGTGTTGTCAGCTTTGTTCTGCATGATTGCTCCTCGTGTTTTTTGGTGTAAAGCGGCTGGTAAGGCCGCTGCTAGTGGTTAATCCTTATACGGGTCTTTTTCTGACTTGCCCGCCATAATCACGCCGAACGGGCGTAGCGTATGCTCAATCGAAATGGTCCCGGCGTGTTCTGCCAGCACATCAGGCAGGCGACGATAGGCTTGCGGCGCTTCATCAAGGTCACCACCGAGGACGGTGACGCCCTTGTCGGCTAGCCATGCCTGCCACTCGTCATGCCGAACCTTACCAGGCTGGCGAACTTTCTTACCCGTCTCTGGATCGCGAACAAATCGCCCTCGCGCTTCGGTGCGCGACATGACGCGACCAGCGCCATGGACTGTTGAATAAAGCGCGGCGCGGCTTTCTTCATTATCAACGCCCCGCAAGATCACCGCGTCATCACCCATGGAGCCACCGACGAAGCCATACTGCCCCGGAAAGGCTGGCGTTGCGCCCTTACGAACAACCCACATATCCACGCCGCCATGCGTCTCGCGCCATGCGAAATTGTGGTGGTTATGGACGCTGAATGTCACGTTGCCGCCGATAATCTGGCGCACCTTCTCGACTACCCATTCACGGCCCGCATAGGCATATAGCCCGCCAAGCGCGGTCCCGGCCAGATACCCGCGCCCCTGGTCACTGTCGGCCTCCAGCAAGGCAGGCGGAACTTCCATTCCGTCTTTTGCCCCGGCCATAGCGAGATATTTGGTTGTAATCTTGTGACCGAGACCCCGCGATCCGAAATGGACCCCAATCCAAGTCGCGCCGGCCTCATCTTCAAACAGGTCAACATAATGATTGCCACTGCCGACGGTGCCGAGTTGAGCGCGGGCCATAGACTTCAAGTCCTCGACGTCTGCCTCCCCCCAAAGGTCGCTATCGAATAGGTCGTGATCGATTCGCTCATCATTCTTTCGACCGACGCCGAATGACACGACCGCTGCAATATCTTGCAGGATGGTTGCCACGCGCGGTTTCAGCTCCGCAGCGGGGGTATCAAGCCTCACAGCCATATTCCCGCATGCAATGTCAAAGCCGACGCCGCTGATGCTGATATGGTCAGTGTAACCCACTACGCCGCCGATTGGATGGGCGTAACCAAGATGGCCATCCGCACACAAAACACCGGCAGCAGCACTACCCGTGGCCATGCAGGTCTCCATCTGCTTCATAGTGCGGTCGTCATGCTGGCCGTAAATCTTGTAGGACATATGATTCTCCTCGTGTTTTGGATGGTTGGTTGGGCAGTCCGGTATGCACTCTAACACGCCTCGCAGCCGTTACTGTTAATGGGGTGTCAAAATGGTATCTCGTCTTCCAATAATTCAGCCAGTCCGGCAGACAAGCGGCCATAATTCTCCGCTGGTTCATTGTCATTGCTAGCCTCCGGCGCGTTGTCATTGGCAGCACCCGCCACAAGCGCACCAACCTTGTAATCTTTCACATTCCAATATCTGCCATTCGGAACGACGCTGATTTCAGCGGTCGGGCCAAGCTCGTTCTGGCGATCCAGCCATTCCATGACTGTCTTTGGAAATGGCCGCTGACCGCCATGGGCTGCCCACCAGCGATGCGCCTTGGATTGTGCGAAGCCGGTATGTTGTGGGCATAACCATTCGTTGATCGACGTGTAGCCGGTCATGTAGCTGCACTTCACTGAGGGCGGCTTGTCACCCTTCCCCTCGTGGAATGTAAAACTGCGGCCTGTTACCGTGCGCCATTCAGCGGCAGCCACACTGACGATAGGGGCGTCGGCTGCAACGCGGGTTAGCTTTTCTTCCTCATTTGGGGGGAAGTCGTAGCCGCAGCAGGGGCACTTCATCAGGCTGATATGCACCTTCTCCCCGCAACCGATATTGCCGTTGCTGTCAGTTTCTTGCGGGCAAATCTTAATGGGCGGCTCGCCGTCTCCCTTGGAAGGCGCTTTTGGCGCAACCATATCGACCGGGCCATGCCGATCAACCAGCTTGGCAAAATCCAGAACCAAGCAGTTCGGCTTAGGTCCGGCTGCAATTGCCGCAAGGCGCTCTTCAACCGTATTCAGCGGCATACCTGCTGCGTATAGCGGGCGCGTCCCCCTGCCCGCCATCTGGACATACAGGGCTAAGCTCAGAGTCGGACGCATGAAGGCAATTAGATCAACACCCTTGTGATTAAAACCGGTAGTCAAAACTGAATTGTTCGTGACGCATTGCAGCTTATAGGACTTAAAATCCTCAAGGATGCGCCGACGCTCCTCTTTCGGCGTGTCGCCTGTTACCGCTTCACAAGAAATGCCACGCGCACGGAACTCATCCCGCACATCCAGAGCGGCCTTTACGCCTGCGCAGAAGCACAGCCAAGAGCGCCGATCCGCGCCTTTAGCAATAATCTCCGAGACAACCGCATCATTCAGGTCGGCACGATTGACCGCGGCCTCCAGCGCGCCTTGCTTATAATCACCCCCGAGGCGGCCAACGCCTTTTACGTCGTACTCGGTCGCAGTCGGCTTGCTGGTGAGAGGCGCAAGAAACCCGTCGCGAATGCCGTCACCGACGCCGTAGGTATAGACGATCTGGTCAAACAGACGATCCTCTCCCTCGTCCAGCCGCCCACTATCAAGGCGATAGGGCGTTGCAGTGAGGCCCAGGATTTTCATATCTGGATTGATAACCAGCAATGCATCAATGAACCGGCGATACATCGTGTTGTTGTTAACTGGTATCAAATGACATTCATCGACCATAAGCACGTCGACGTGACCAATCTGTCCAGACTTATTATGTACCGTTTGAATGCCAGCAAATACAATCTGACTGCGCGCATCACGCCTGCCGAGGCCGGCAGAATAAATGCCAGCGGGCGCGAAAGGCCAAACACCAAGAAGCTCAAGATAATTTTGCTCAATTAATTCCGCGACATGCGTCACAACCATAATGCGCATATCCGGCCAGCCTTCAACAAGGCGCTGGATAAGGGACGCCATCACCAAGCTCTTGCCCGTCCCTGTCGCGAGGTCAACCAGCGGGTTGCCAGCCTCCTCTTGCCAATAATCAAAGACACCGGCTATTGCTTCTGTTTGATAGTTTCGTAAGGTTAGCATTCGGGGGGGCTTTCTTTGAAAAGTGACGCGGACGGTGGTTTTTCTAGCGTAATTCTGGCGCTGGCAGTTGTGCTTTACATTACGATTGTCTGCTTAACTTTTGCTGGCTTGGTCGCGACTAAACCTACGGTTGGCATCGCCTTTTTGGAATTTGTAAAAGAGTACGGAGCCATTGTTGCCGGTATCCCGGTTTTGATCGCAGTTTTAGTAGCTAAACAGCAGTTGGATGCTAGTAATAGGCAGCATGTGGCGACATTAAAGAGGTCGTTTCAGAAAGAACTTGATGCACTGAATACTGCTAAATCATCCCTAATCGTCGTTTTAAATTTATCAGCACATGAGATTATTAAGAAATGCACTGCTGGCAATATTTTACCCTCTATACTTTCAGGTAATGAAGCGGAGTTAATCATAGACAACCTCCCCAAACGCATTGCCGAGGCAATTTTATGGTGCAACGAAGAAATTAATCGCAGCATCGTACGATACGGCCTTGGCCAACTTGATCTTTCCCAATTTGATGAGAGATTACAATTTATACAAATACGTGCAAAACTTGCGCTAGGAGATGTTCAGGCAATCTACGATGAAAGGGCGAAATACTGGTCCTAATCACGCCACCCTCCGCTGTTCATTGTCATTCGCCGCCCCATCCACCCACACACTACCGTCATGCATTTTGTAAGTGACTGTTTCGGCCTCTTCATCGCTATCAATCTGCTCTCCAGCAATTAACCCCGGCAGGTATAAATGAGCAGGGCAGCCTGCCAGTTGCTCATCATGCGACAATGGCTTCGCCCACCGGGCGCAAGACCATGAGCCGCCATCCTCCGGTGTGCTGTATAGGCACGTCCGACAATTCACGCGCGGCCATGCATCTTCGTGGCAAATGGCGCGATGCTTGCACCATCCGCACGCAAACGCCATTTTTGCATTCGGGTCTTCGTGCAGCTTTGCCGGTGGTTCATGCGCATCAATGATGCGCTGCGCTCGCGCTAGCAGGCGCATGACATATTCCGCATCAAGATGGACACGCTCGGCGTAAAGCTCGTCCGTGTCTTTGCAAACTGCCAAGTAGATTCCACGGTCCCGCCCACGCAGATAGCAATAGGTTTGCAACTGGCCGTAATGTAAAGGCTTGCTCTCCTTAACACCGCGTTTTTTGAGGTCAGTGAATGACTTGAGATTATGCGACTTGATTTCACCCACATGGATTGTTTTCGGCGCTTCAGGAAGCCCCAGAATTTCAGAGTCCAGATAACCACGCACATGCTTGCCGCACGCTTCCACCATGATTTGATCCAGCTTGCCGGTGCGCGGATTGTGCTCGTGCGAAACCACTTCGCAGCCGATCATGCGCAAGTTTTCAATCCAGCGCTCCTCCTCCATGACGCCGGTCTCAAATATGCGCAGTGTTCTACCGCCGATATGCTCCGCGTGTGATGCCCAGCGGAATTCATAGAACAGCTTGCGCTCGCATTCTTCTGCGAGCGTACTGACCGATATGGACCGGCCTTCACGCGGATTATTATTCGCCTCATAGGCCGCGTAAATCGCGGCCACGGTTGGGGATATGACTTGAGGGAGCGGGGCCATTAGTGCTGCTCCACGCCATGGCCGAGGTGCTCTAGAATGCGTTGATACACGTCACCTTCTTGGTATGACACACCGTTGTAACAGTGGGCGCTTGGCTGCAAATCTAGCACAAGTAGCCCATCGATATAGACGAGCGCGCCTTCGGCCCATGACGAGCCGCATGTTTCGCAATCATAAGTGTCGTCAAGCCATTCGATACTGATTTTCACTTAACCACCTCCAACTCGCGCAATAGACATTTGACGAACGGCATCAAGCTGGACGCCTCGTGGATTTCTACTTCGTATTCGCCATCTTCTGCAAACGCGACTTCGGTCACACCTTCGCGGCGCAGCGCATATTCAATGGCGTTGAAGATCGCGGTTTCGGTAAGGGTGGGCGGCCCACGCCTTTTCATCGGCGTCCATCGTCATGTCCTCATCGGCATCAAGACCGCAGTCCACTCGCCCTCGCCCTTGATAACGGCAGGCGAGCCTGCATCACCAAAAGCAAAGCGCACGCTCGGTTCATCCAACGCGCCAAGCATGTCGTTGACATACCGGCTGTTAAAGCCGATCTCCAAAGGCTCGCCTTCGAACGTGGCCTCAACTTCGTCGCTGGCCTTGTCTGCCAGTGACAGGCGCAGCACATCGCCGACGGCGAATTTCACGGCACGCGACCTGTCATCAGCAACCGCGGCGACACGCTCCACAGATTTCATGAGGGCTTGCCGATCGACGGTAAGTACATTGCCGTTGCCGGTGGGAATCACGCGCACATAGTCGGGAAATGTGCCGTCGATCAGCTTGCTCGTGATAACCGTCGAGCCAGACGTGACGCGCACCTTGTTCTGGGACAGTTCGACCGTAACCGCACCTTTCGGCAGTAATCCTACGAGCTTGCGCGGCAGAATGACGCCGCCCTCCAACGAGGAAGGCAGGGTACCGGCAGGGCCGATGTTGCGCATAAGCCGGTGGCCGTCCGTTGCGACAGCAACCAAGCGGCCTTCGACAGCATGCAGATATACGCCAGCCAGATAATAACGGGTCTCTTCGGTCGAGATGCAGTGCACACACGGCGCTACAAGCGTAGCCAGATCAAGCTCCAGCGTCGTGTCAAACTTACCGGCGCTGAATGACGGAAAGTCTTCTGCAGGCAAGACGTCGAGCTTATACCGGCTCTTGCCAGACTTGACGATAAGCTGATGACCTTCTGCGGTTAGCGATATATCGCCGGTCGCACGCTTGGCTATGTCAGCAAGCATTTTGCCGGGAACAGTTACGCTACCCGGCTGGCAGTCCAGCACCGGCAGGCTGGTCGCTATCTCCACGTCCAGATCGGTGCCGGTCAGGCGCAACTGGCCGTCCTCGACTGCCAAGAGTGCGTTGGCGAGAATAGGGATTGTGTTTCTTGTTTCAATCGCCTTGGTCACAATTGCCAAGGCGTGCGCAAGGTCTGCGCGGTCGAGCGTGACTCGCATGAAAATCTCCTCGTGTTCGGCAGTGGTAGGCGCGGTGGTGAGCCGCGCCTGTTGGTGGTTAGTGACTATACCAAGTGCGCATAGGCGGTAGGTCGCCGAACCACGGCTTGCCGATTGGCGGGAATGTCTGGGGCGGCTGGCTAATCTTTTCGGCGATTACGCGGTCCAGCTTACTTGCAATGGCCGCCCACTGCTCTGCATCAGGTGCGCCATCGATAAACGAAGTGCTGAAACCTTCCAGCCATGCCTTAAACTCGGATAAAGTCATGCTGCTTCCTTTCTGCCCTGTAGGACTTCATCGGCGAGAGGCCAGCCGTCTTCGTCAAGCTCTGTCGGTACGAACTCAACGCCATTCAGGTTTGCGATATGCCGCAACAAATCTTCCGCATTGCCCGGCATATTGTCATTCGCCGGCTGCACCCATGGCTCGCTTTCTGCGTCCTCGACGGTCAGCGCTTCGATGGCGGCATCAAGCGTAAACGGCTTGTCCTCATTGCCGAGAACAATCTTGTCGCCGTAAGCGCCGCCAATCTGGTCCTTCAAGTCTTCCCACGATTCTATACGAACCCCGCGAACAGCGAGCGCGATTTTCATCATGTCGCCTTTGCCGATCGTATATCCACGCTGCTGGTACTTCAGGACGCGCGTTGCGGACGCCAGTGGGTAACGCGTGCCGGGATTGAACTTCAAGAAACGCTGGCTATTGTGCTTCAAAAAGTCGGGGTGGAAGATGAACCCGGAATCGGGGTGCCCGTCCCTCTGGTGTACATCCAAATCCAGCGCGCCCATGCAGACGGTGTAATCAAAGGCCGCAAAGATGGCATCGGCGGTCGGGAAATAATCAAAGTGCATCAACTGTGCGATGGTGTCGCCGCTGACGAACGTCACGGCACGCTTGCTGGCAGCAACGCACCACAGGCCGTCTTCGTATGCCTGATAGACGCCGGTCTCGAATGCGCGGCGCGATTTGAAATACACGTCCACGTCGTTGATTTTCGCGTTGGTGAACGCGCTCGTGACAGCGCCGCCAGCAATGAAAGCGCCGTCAAAGCGCAGCGGACTTGCCGCCATAATCAGTTTTCGTTCGGCTTCGTAAGCCATGCGTATCTCCTCGTGTTCGGTTCGGTGCGATGGTTGCTACCGGCGCTTTCGCGCCAGTAGCAGGTTGGTTTAGATTAACCCCAAGGGCGCTTCTTGCCCTCCGCTGCCGCCGCTGGCTGGTTGCTGTTAGCAGCCGCAGGCCGGTTATCATTGGCCGGGCGCGGCGCGGTGGGCTGGGTGGCGTCGATCTCCGCAGGAGGCACATTGCCTTCATCTGGATAGTAATAGCGCTTGATCTCCGCACGTGCCGGATATTGCCCGTCCTTTGAAGGGCGGCCAAGTGCAACGCGAGCCGTGAAGGACTTGAAAAGCAGGTCTTCGGTGTCGTCCACCGCCGACACGCCGATCGCGCGGCAGAGCGACGCAAGTTGGCGCTGCCCTATCTCCTGCGCTTGCGGGTTTTTGTTTTCGATATTGTAGTTCGTGAAAAGCTTGCGGCCTTCCTGCTCTTGCGGCTCAAGCACCTTCATCGTGGTCTTGAGAATTGTTCCGCTGCCGGTCGATGTCGCAGCAACGTCCGCCGCTTCAACTTCCATGACATACGTGCCGTTGGGCAACTCCGCATAATCGGATTGGGTCGTATCGTGATCTGTCGCATTAAATCTTGTGGCTAGTTTCGCCATAGGTATTCCTCGTGTTTGTGGTGGTGGTTAGAACGGTGAAGGAAAGAAGCCGCCTGCAATGAGCAGCCATGTTGTGAGGCCGACGGCAATGAGTGACGACCAGATGCTGTAATTTGGTCGTGGCTTTCCGTGCATCGCTGCTGACGCGCCAAAACCAGTGGCCATCAGAACCAGCATGACTATCTGTGGCCACCCCATCACGCCGCCTCCTTCTGCGCCGCGTTGTCATTACTAGGCAACCAATACTTGGAAAGATCAGCGAAGCCCTGCCCTTTGCGATAGAGAACTGAATCTGGATGCGGATAGCGGGTCTTGGCCATAAATCCCGCTCCTTCAGACAAATGAATCTGACGCTCCTTGCCGCCCTCAGCTCGCGTAACCTTTGTTTGGCGCGCGACCTCCTTTTCTTTGATGCTGATGCGGTAATTCATGAATGCAACCACATCGGACTTTTCGCGCACCAAGGCGTTTGCTCGCTTGTGGAGCTTAGGCTGGTATCGTGAATACGGATCGGACGTAGGGCTGTCGAAACGAACGATTTCAGGGTGCGCCAGCATCACAACATAAATGCCTGCACGTGCGAGCGCAGACACCGCCGCCATGAGTTCATTCCATTCAGTGTCGGCCTCGACGTAGCCTTTCCCGTACCCTGCGTCCTCGACACTGTTAATGCCAAGACGCGCTGCCGTCGCCCGCCAGACAAGCGGCTCCAGCCCGTCAAGGCTATCGATAATGACGGTCTGGCGGTCGTGGTCTTCGGTCAGCAGTTCGCCAATGATGTTCAACAGATCATCAAAGCTTTCGATGGTGCCCGGCGTTGCAAGTTCAATGTCAGACGGCGGGCGCTCGCCTTCCGTGGCCAGATAGATCGGGTTCGGAAATTCGGCGGCAAGGCTGGTTTTGCCGATGCCGTCCACGCCATAAAGCAGCATGACTGGTGGGTCGTGTCTCTTTGTGGATTTCAAGCTGGATAGGCTGATCGCCATCGTGCTCTCCTTTTTTAGATGATAGCCAGTATGAAGATGGTGACGAGGAACAGCACGGTTCCTGCCAGCGCGTACCCGCTGGGGTCTGGGCCGGCTGTCATCACCCACCCCACAGATAAAGCAGCCCATAAAAGGGCAGAATGCCGTTCCAGAACACGACGCCCATGGCGACGAAGGCGAGCACCAAGGCAAGGGCAGCGTGCGCCAGCGACCGGCCTACGCGCCCCCCGCCGGGGATGCGTCCGGGTTGGATTAGGATGCGGTCGTCCTCGACGCGGTATTTGCTCCATGGGCTGTTGCGGCGTGTGTTGCCGGGGCGGTCGTTGACGGCGTAGTCTTTGTAGGGGTTAATCATGGCTCACCTCCAACTGATCCAGCTTGGCGCGGGCCTGCGGGATGCTGTAGCTGCGGCCGACATTGGTGGCCTTGGCCGAGATCGTGATAAACGCGATAATCGCGCCTACCCATTGCAACGCTACGCTCTGCAATAGGACACCAATACCTATGAGCGCAGCGAACAAGATAAATGTGCTTGCATCGCGCATCCACGACTTGAGCACCGTTTCGTGCACAATAATGACTTCGGGCTTCGACGTGGCTCTGCCGCCGCCCTCGTTGGGTTCTCTAAACATAATTCCTCCTCGTTCCCCGCCGCGAATGCAGCGGGGCTGGTAGGGTTGGCTGTGGTTGCTGTTGCGGGTTAGGCGGCGACTAGCTTGCTAGTTGCGATGATGACGGGCTGGTTGCCTCCGGTGTCAACAAATGACCATTTGTCGAACCGTGCCAGTTCATAGCCGTATCCCCGATGCGTCTTGACGAAGCGGACCTTAGTCACCGTAGGGGGCGTGGGGTCTACCGTATTCTCCAGCCACGATTTTGTTGCGTCTGCAACAACGCCCATGAGGTCGTCAAACGCTGACGAAACATTATCGTTATCGTTGCTGGCGGCTTCCTGTGAGGCAACCTGTGGCTCGTCGGCCCATTCGGCGATGAGGTCGGCGCTGGTTTCCATAGTGCTATTGGCTCGCCCATCGCACCACCAGTCCGCCCCGTTATGCGTCGCGCGGTCTGCTGTCGTACGCATCGGCCCTACCTTGCGCCCGTCGCGGGTGCGGTAGTATTTTCCTGATTGGATGCTGAGGACCGGCTCAATGCAGTCAGGCTTTGCACGTGTGTACTGGGGCTCCACAGACAACGTCTGATAGTTATATGGTGGGTCTATATTCAGCAGGTATTCGCCGTTGTTCATGAGCTTGCCGTCCCACGATTCAATCGTAGCCAGTTTTCCAACCGCGCCTATGGTGGATTTGCCGTCCTTTACCAATCGCACCCGGTCGCCGACCTTGAAGCGCGGTTCGTCGGACACGGCCCATTCACCGGTGTCCAAAGGATAGGCTTCACCTGCATCATCAGTAATGATCACGCAGTTCCCACATGCGCCAGAAACGACATATTCTTTACCCGCGACAACATCCATTTCAGTCACAAGGCTTTTGACCCTATCCCCGACCTTCACGCGTCTTGCGCCCTTGCCGTATTCATCAGCCTGCACATCGACCTGCGCAGCTTCCATTGTTCGCGTGACCATTAGGCGGCTCCCCTCGTTTTTGTTTTCGCCGTCAGCTTCACCTTCTTTGTGAAATCGACCGGAATGATGTTGTCTTCTGGTTCGGCTTGGCTACCACCCCCGCCGTCTTCATCATCAAACGGCTCGACTTCAAACCGCGATACTTCGGCGGCAACCAGCCCTTGGCCGGGGACTAAAAATCGCACAGTCAGCATCCTGCCAGCGTCACGGTCGCCAATGATGACGCCAAGCCAGCCTGTCAGCCGGTGGCGTACAAATTCGCCGGGCAAGTCCCAGCAATCTCCACAATCGCAGGTCATGCCGCACCTCTTTTCTGTCTGCTGTAGCTAACCGGCGAGCCGGACACATAGCGCCCGTCAACCAAGCGCGCTGTGCGCCGGGCGTCTTCTTTCTGCGCAGCGGTGCGATAAGGCTTGCGGTTTGTCATGTCCCGCGTGCCAGTTCGTGTGTACTGCGTTTGGTGCGCCGTTTCCGGTCGCGTGTATTTATGGGATTTCATAGTTCCTCCATGCTGGAGGTTAATCTTCGGCCCCGTTCCCTAGGCGGTCGGCCCTGCCTTAAAAGGCTAGTGGACGGTGGCTGTGCCTGCGCTAGCAGGGGCGCCGATAAAAGGCCCGTCCAGTAAGGTAATGCGCGGCATTGCGATATACATGTCGCGGCATAATGTTGAGCATCCACCGTTATGCGTGGAGCGTTTAACAACCGTGCTTTCTGTCGGCGTTGGCGGCGGTAGTGCGGGCACTCTGTCTGCGAGCAGAGACCAAGCGTGGCCTCTGGTAATGCCCATCATTTCCGCGATCTTCCCGAATGACGCACCTTTTTTACGATGCGCGGCGGCTTTCGCCTGCAATTCCTGTCGTGGTGAATACTGCATAACTCCTCGTGTTTGGTTGGTGGTGGTTGACAAATGCCGCGACTGGCGGCATCTGTCTGGCTGGCTGGGGTGGTACCCGGCAAGGAACGGGAGGGTTGGAGTTTTACTCCTCGTGGCCCGAACTAGTACGGGCAGGCTGGCGAAGGGTGGTACCGGAGCATAACAGCCTGCTTTTTGTTTGGCGTGGCATCTGGCGCAGGGCGTTTCCTCGTGTTTGGTCACATGCCAGATCATGCGTTCTGCAGGTGAGGCAGAATGGGGGTTAGGCCGCTTTATACTGCGACCAGATAATCGCGGCGAATTCCTGCCGGTCTGTTTCATCCAGCGCGGCCCACGCATCCCAGAACACTTGACGCTTTCTGTCCTTATTGGACGCCGTCGCCTTGGCTCCGCCAGCGGCGATAATTCCAAGCGCCTTATCGGCGGTTATTGGTTTGGTTTCGGGGGCTGGCCGCGCGCTAACCTTTTCGCCACGCTCCGCTCGACTGATAAGGCTTTCGCGCTCATCCGATGGCAGCTTAGCGAGCGCGTCCATCTCGACACCCTTATCGAGGCTGGTGCCAACAATGCGGTGAATGTCGGGGCCGAGCACCCTGCCTCTCGCCGCGGCCATCCTGATCGCGCGGTCGGTCTTGCCAGATGCCGAGGCTGTTTCTTGGACGAATGATGCCTTATCCGTGTGGAAAAATTTGCCAGACGGTGATTGATTCCCACCGTGCTTTGTCTCCGGGTGGATCTCCTCATAAATAGCCTTACGCCGAGCAATGTGCGCCGCCTCTTCGGCTGGAGACAGTTCCGAACGGGCCAGATTCTCGTCGATTTCCATGAGCTCGGCATGAAGATCGTCAACGTCATGAACGACGCATTCTACATATTCTTCACCGTTCATTTTGAGTGCTGCCAAGCGGTGGCGGCCATAAATCAAAACCGCCACCCCGTCGCACAACTCTCCGTCATCCATGACGATTTCGTCACGGATGCAGACCGCCGGCGGGTTCATTAGTCCGACTTCGGCAATGCTCTTCGCAATCTCTGCAACTTTATCTCCATCAGCATTACGATGGCGATTGCCGATAAATATGTCGTCAATGAATAACCGCCGACGCTCCATAGTCAGATCACCTCAGGCAAAGATGCGGGGGAAGTAGCTACAGCTAGGGACCGCCCTGCGCGCCAGATCAGGAAGTGGTGCACGATCCCACGTGTCCACTGCTGGCGTGTCCACTTGACTGTCTTTTCGCGCAAAGCCTCGCGAAGCGTATAAATTGGGTTGCGACGCTTAAGCATCTCACCAGTACGGAATGCGGTGAAGAAATGACGAATGTCGTCTTCGTTCGCACCCAAGGAAAGAAGGTGGAGCGCGGCAACACCAGGCGCAGCAGCCCCAAGCCCCTTCTGTGGATTTCCGATAAGGGAATTGGCAAGAACGATGTGCTCTTGGTTCTCGAAATAATAGTCTTGCGCTTCTGCAGGTGTGGCCGCGCGACCATTGTACATCTCGAACGCAAGGTTTGAGATAGCGGACATATGCACGGCGTTAGGAATGCTTGCGATATTCAACCGATCAACGCCGGTGCGCTTACGACCGATATTAACGGTGCGCATCGATTCCTTGGTGACGCCGTACGAGACGACCGATTCAATTGGCTGGCCAGTCAGCAAGACGCCGAATGTGCGGTGCTGACCATCGTTCACCGTTCCGTCCTGGCATACAACGATTGACTCGCCGTTCAAATCAAATCGATGGGTCGCAATATCCCGCATAATAGCGGCGAGGTTCGCGGCATTAACTCGGCGGTTGCCGATGTTATGGACGAGTAGGATCTGCGCGCGTTCTGGCGAAATGATATGCACATTGGCGCGAGCGTCGCCATCGCGAACAAGGCGCTGATGCCATTCCGATGCCTTGGTGAACTCCGGCGTCCCACCGTAAATATAAAAGCCTTCATCCTTACCCGCGTTGATAAGGCGAGCGGCGATGCGCGCTGCATCTTCAAACCGGCCTTCACGCACAAGACGAAACACTTTTTCATGTTCGGTTTCTTCTGTAGCGGCAGCGCGAACTACCACCTTCGGCGCATCTTCCAGAATGCGCGGCTTAGGAACCGATGTTGGTTTATTGAATAGCGCCTCCGCGCGAGCGCGCTCTGGTGTGTATCTCTTTCGACGGTGCTCAACGGGGACCGTGCGGCTATTGGCCTGTACAATCTGCATGTCATTCTCCTCTATAGGTTGAAAATTCTCGTATTACGTGCTTATGTGAAGGGACTGGCGGCTTTCTTCGCGTGCTCGCTGTGTGTCGTGTTGGCGACCATTGGCCCTCTATAAGACGGCCTTTTCACCAAAACCGACCACCACGACACGAGGAGGCAAAGCACATGAAAAAGATTATCGAACGTCTGGTTCACGTACGCGCCTATGTTCGCTTACGGTTCGGGAAGATTGAGTATGTCCGGGAGCACACACGCTCTTGGCCCAATCAATTATCCTTCGAGTTCTAATAATGTAGCCGCCAGCACCCACTAATAAGCATGTCAAACGCGCCAGCCGCGTTTTCAGCGGCCAGCGTCCCTTGTTGATTCTACGGTGGGTGATTGTCGTTGTCGGCGAAATAATGTCTGTCAGAATTTGTCATTGTGTTTCTCCTCGTGTTTTCTAGCTGGTCAGTCTTGGGGCTAATTAAATCTTCAGGCTAGCTATCTGTCCGGCTTTGGTAACTCCGGCTTCTGCATATTGGCCTCCTTTTCGGTTGGCACCGTCTTTCTGTGGGGCGGTATGGAGTTACAATAGTAGCACTACTACTTTATGTCAACATTAAAATGTAGCAACACGACATTATTTTTTTGTGGTAGTGATCCGCCATGACTAGGTTTGGGAAAAGGCTCACAGCCGCTCGTTTGGAAAAAGGTTATACGTCGCAGGCAAAAGCCGCTGCGCTCGTAGGGCTTGCTGCCGCCACATTTGGAAAGATCGAGCGCGGAGAAACCGTCCGCCCGAACAATTGGCGGCAGATCGCGCTCGCATTTGATATTCCTATCGATGAGGCGGACGAACTGATGAACCTGGACGCTCTGGACGCAGGCAAGGCATCTAAGCTGACAGCAGATATTCAGCCGGCTCAGCCCATTGTGCCGCGCCGGGCATTTAAAGGCGTGTCACCGGGGAAGACACCTGTTCTTGGGTATGCCGCGGCGGGCGATCCCGATAGGCTCGTGATGCTTGCCGATATAGTAGACCAGATTGATACACCATATCAGTTAATTGGCGTTGAAGGCGCATATGCGCTCTACGTCTATGGCACATCAATGATCCCGCGCTATTACCCCGGCGAACTAGTCTTCGTTCACCCGAAGAAGCCTCTAACCGCAAATTGTTTTTGCGTTGTTCAGGTTGGTGCTGGCGCGCCAGAAGGCGCCTTTATAAAGCAGTTCAAGTCATGGAATGACATACTGACCGTTGCCCAATTCAATCCGGCTGAAGATATAACCTTTACAAGCGACGAGATATTTGACGTACACCGGATCGTTGGGGCGGGCGACGATTAACCCCTTGCCCTTATGGCCGCAACTTGGCAGGGTGGCATCGTAGCAATCATAAGGGGGTGTAAATGGCATTGCCGGATAATATTGCTTTAGAAAAACGTACTCAGGTCGCGTTTGTTGCGCAGCAACATATGATATTTTCGCTGTACTCAATAGCTTTAACGCGCGGTCTAATCCAAAAATCGGACTTGGACCGCGTTTCTGAAGTTATTGACGATGAAGATGTGAAATCATTTATCAACGCCACCTTGGAGCCACTTAAGAAGGCTGGCAATTAATTCATCGCTGGTTTCGCGTAAGCGATCCCAGAAATCTTCTGAAAGCGGTTCATACTCATGGACCGCTTTTTTGTTGCCATTTCTCTGCACCCCGATTCTCCTTTTATCCGCCCATCTATTGCTGGCAGCAACAAGTATGCCCTATCACCACCACCCTTGCTACTTTTTATTGTTGACTATCGCTACTTTCTTCGCTACTACTCTTCTCAACAGCACGAAGACAGCCACGCGGCCCGATCTGCTGACAGACCAAAACACGAGGAGACTTCAACATGAGCGACACACCAAAGAGAAGAAGACCGTTCACCCGCAAAAACGAAATTATCGGCGGCGGATTCTTTGTATTTCGCCGCGGCAAGAAGACTGGCCGCATAGGCCGCACCAAGTTCCCATACGAACACGGCTCGTTTGCGTCTGCGATGGCAGAAGCGACGCGCCTAGCAGCCCTGTGCCCCGGCGAGACGTTCGAAGTTTTCCAGACGAGCGGCGCTGTAGCGCGAGGCGAGCCGGTAGATGCGCCTGCACCGGCTGAATTGGCCGAGATCTCCGTAAAGGAGGCAGCGTGATGAAGCGGAACCCCACAGAAGAACTTGCGAACATCCCGCTGTCGCGCGGACAAAAGAACATAGTCGATGCATTGGCAGCGATCTACCCGCGCCGCATGCATATCTTCGATCTCGTCAACCACGTCTATGCGCTAGACCCGAATGGCGGTCCAGATAACGCCATGGGATCAGTGCGCACACAAATTTGCAACATCCGGAAGCGCCTGCCCGGCTTTGGCTGGACGATCCCAAAGACGTTCGACGTGCAAGGTCAGCATGGATGGTATCGACTGGAACCAGTCGCAAACGACAACACCTCGGCGAGCGAACAACAGGCAAGTGTAGGGAGGGCAGCATGATGGCCCGCTGCAATCACAGCAACCGCTACACCCACGACCTTATCCCAGAGCGCGAATTTGACACAGAAGTCCTCGTTGACGACGTACGCAGCACAGCGCGTGCTGGCAGTGTAGAGCCAATGCGCCGCCCTGATTACCGCGCCAAGAAACACGCAAAGCCCCAACCGTGGATAAGATACGCACTGCGCGAAGCCGTTGAAATGACAGTCGTTGTCGCTTTCTGCGTGGCTGTGTGCGCCGTAGCTGTGGGGGTGGCGGCGTGATCAGGGTTGCCATAGCCACCGACGCGCTGCGGACGATTTTTGCACGTAGCAACAACGACCCGCTTGGCACCAGCAAAGTCAACGATATGCGCCGAATTGCGGAAGAAGCGCTGGCAAGGCTGGGCGAGCACGGAAGATAGCGACGGGGCGGCAAAGCCCCCCCCATACCCCTCTTTTTTGCGCGCTCACCAAGCGCACCACCCCGACCATGAGGAGATTTTTATGCGTAACCACAACGCCAACCGCCCGCGAGCCAGAAGACACGGAACAAGTAAGGCAAAGCCCAAAGTATACCGCACGCCAGAGCGCATCTTGACCGCCGCCGAGTTCCAGGCGCAAGGCACCAGCGCCGCAGCGGTTCTGTCAATCGCCAATCTGCACGCACCCAGAGCCGCCGACGAATTGCGCAAGACGGCAATTGAGCTTGCCCGCATGACCGGCGAGCCTCTTGGACGGGGCTTGACGCAGGGCGGCGCGAAGCCCGCCAATGACAACCGTACGCCAGTACGGAGGGCAGCGTGATGGACGCCGTCCTCCACCAGCAGCGCGGCGTCAATGTCCGCGCACCGATAAATGTCCGCACCCGCAACCATTCGCGCAGACCAGTGAATTGCCGCGCTACCCACCCTCTGGTGCGGGAGTTATTCCGCGTTATCGACGCCACGCCTATAGCCTTGTCGGACGTGGCGCGCCTTTCTGGTGTTAATGACGCAACGATTAACGCATGGCGCAATGGCTATCGCCTGCCAGCCATCGACAAGCTGGATGCCGTCGCGCGGGTGTTTGGCCGCAAGCTGGCGATTGTTGAGGGAGGCGGTCATGGTGAGTGATGAAGCCGTGAAGGCGGCAGATAAATCAATGGCTGATAGCATCGGTCATGGGATGCGGGAAAAGTGTTTAGATCACGCTCTCGCCGCCCTCACCGCTGCCGCACCTTATATGCAGGGAGCAGCGCGTGAACAGGCGTTGGACCTATCGGTACTAGAACGCTTGGCGAAAGTCGCTGACGACTATGATGAACCGGATGAGATCGGCCCGTTTCCTGACATTCAGGATGCGATGATAACCGTTCGCGATCTACGGCAAATCCGTAAGCTTCTCGCCGCCATCCGCGCCCTATCCTCCCCGGACCATGCCGACGCCGGTAAGTCGGTCGAAGCAGAAGCAGCCCGCACCTTACTGAACGGGGACCAAGGCAAGATTTATGCAGCGTGTGAGGGCATCAGCCGTGTTTATAAATTCACGGAAGTTCTCGAACGTATAGCTTTGGAGGGCGCGGAATGAGTAAGCCAGAATTTACGCCGGGGCCGTGGTCATTCCGCCAAAACCGCAATTGTTCGTTGGATTTTTTTGGTGAAGGTGGACAGAGGTTAGTACTCGGCAACACGTTCTTAATAAACCAAGACGCCAACGCCCATCTAATCGCCGCAGCGCCAAGTCTTTACCGATGTTTGGCAGAGGTCAGAAAGTGGATGGACACCGATGAATTTGGTCCGTGGGAAGCCGCATTCTGCGCTGAAATAGACGCAGTGCTCGCAAAAGCTCGCGGAGAAACCCACCCATCAGGAGGCGACCGTCATGGCGAGTGAAATATGCATGATGTGCAGACCGTTCCTAAGAACCACAGGATTTCATCCTGATTGCGCGTGGCATGGAACGAAGGCTCAAGAGCGGAACACCCGCCCCGCGCCTGCCGCTACAGATACGGGACTGGTGACGGTGGCATACTATCGAGTAAACCGAACACATCTTACGCATATTCCCCACAAAGGGTATGACGAACTCGTCACCCGCCAGAATGCCGAAGAACTATTGGCGGCGGTACGGGCGGAGAACGGAAAACTTGAAGCAGCATGGTTGAAAGCCGAAGGGATTATCTCTGACTTGAAAGCCGACAACGCGGCGAAGGAAGCGCGGATTAAGGAGTTGGAGAAGATCAACGCCATCCTGATGGGCGACGACGAGGACAAGCCGCGTTACACAACCAAGCGGCTCAAGCAGGAAATTGCCCGTGCTACCAAAGCCCTCGAAACCAAACTCGCCGCTGCTGAAAAGGCGCTGGAGCCGTTTGCCAGACTTGAAATTCCATCTAAGCCGCAAGGTAATGCGGGAGCCTATTCAATCCGTCACAAGGATATTCTTGAAGCCCGCGCCGTGCTGGGAGGGAAGTTATGATGATGCCGATCATTACCATCATCTTTCTTATTCCAGTTATCTTGTTCACAGCCATATTCTTGCGGGCAGTCTCCGCAAGAGTAGTGACGGGAAAGTGGCCACATCAAGATGATGTATCCCGACAGGTATTCGAGGATTTGCCATGACCGACCTCATTACCCGCCTCTCCAAGCTAGACGCACCTGACAGGGAAGCGGATGTCAGAAAAATCGTCTGTCAACTGCTGGTTCAAATAGAAAGCAAGATCATCCGCTTCAAATTGCGTGAGACCACATACCAGTTGTCCGCCGAGCTTGGGAAACTCTCCCGTTCGGGCGTCAAATACGGACCATGTGCCGTCCGGTTCGCAGCGAGTGAAATAGCGTGTTCTGGGCATAGGCTTAGTCTCTTAATGCAACACATTTAACCCAGAGATTCGGCACTTTCAACCGCCATCTTGCGCGCAAAGGAGGCCAACCATGGCCAGTAAGGAACTGATCGAGAAGATGGCTCGGGCAATAGCTGATGCCGACATGGAAGATTACAGGGAGTTTTCGATTCTTTATGACGCAAAAGCTCAGGCCGCCATCTCCACCATCCGCGCCTCGTACCGCCAAGCAATCGTTAATCTAGTTCAAGTGGATAGTCCCGGCGAATACAACCAAGGGCTTTTTGATGCGATTGATGCCATAGAATCTCTTTCCGCCTCCGCACTTGGGGAGCAGAGCGAATGAAGCTGACAGTGGCACAGATACTAGCCTTGCAGAAAGTGGAGCGGCGCGATTGGCCTGCCGGAGAACCTCGCAGAAGCTGGATCAATAAGGCAACTCTTTCAGTCCTAGAGCGGTTAGGGCTAGTTGAAGAGCACTTTCCAGACATTTTGCACCTAACGGACGCGGGACGCCAAGACCTGAAAGGCGGCGAGTGATGGCCCTATCGAGATTAGACAATGCAATCCGAATGGCAGTTGTGGCTCATGCAGGGCAAACTGACCTAGCTGATCAGCCATATATTCTTCATCCGCTTCGCGTCATGCTTGCGATGGAGGCGGAAGATGAGCGGGTTGTAGCCGTCCTGCATGATGTTCTTGAGGACTGCTCTTGCTACACGGAGGGCGATATTCGTTTTCTGTTCGGCGATACGGTGGCCGATGCTGTAAGTGCGCTCACCCGCCAAGAGGGCGAAACCTATTCTGATTTTATTATTCGGTGCCGGGAGAACCCAATCGCAGCAAGAGTGAAGCTTGGCGACATAAAAGACAATATGTCTCCATCGCGCTCATCATCGCTGAAATTAAGCCATAAAATGCGCTACGAGGCGGCAATAAAAGTCCTGTCAGGCCGCGCCGCACTGCGGGAAAGGGAGTGAGGATGGCGGCATATACTTACGCGGACACTGAGCGGTGGCTCAGCGACATTGCCGGCATCATCGGCGCCTACCCAGAAACGGAAGCGCGCTTGATACCGTTGTACGAACGGGTAGAGCAGATGCAACGCAAACTTGTTGCGAACGACAATGTGCGGGATCGCATCAGATCACGGCTGCGTCAAACGGCAGCGTAA